TATGTGGAGATGCTGGAAAGCAAGATCAAACTGCTTGAAGCAAAACTGGCAAAACACGACAGCTGGACAGGATCTGTTGATCGTCAAGGCGGATCTTTTACCGATCAGGAAATAAAAGATTCAACTACTTGGAGATAAAGTGATGACTGATAAGATCATCTACAAATGGGGTCCGGTGGCTTTTAGCACTACGCATATCAAAGGTAAGGTTGTGCATGTTGGATCTCAAGATGAGGACGTGTTCGTATGGACAGAGCAAGAGCTTGATACGAATATTAAGTATTCCAAGCGTACCGTGAGGATATACCCGACTGGTGCCAAGTATAATGGCAAATACCTTGGCACCGTTGTGATGCCATCAAAGTTGGTCTGGCATATTATCGAAGAGGAAGTGTAATGGAAAATCTACATCTACTTTGCATGATGCACTGTAAGTCAGGTAACTCCGACAAGGTTTGGGGTTACTTTTCACTTAACTACAACTCTAAGGAGTTACAAGCATGGGGTACACCTGTGTTCGTGTTCTGGGGTGCAAGTGGTAAGGCTCTGCAAATCAAAGAGCATATTCTTGAACAAGCACTTATCTCACTTCAGCGTGGCAAGGAACGTAAAAATTACAAGTTCATTGATGAAGGCAAGTTCTTAGAACTTTGTCCAAACTTCTACCAAGAAGTAGACGATAAACTGACTTTTGCGATTCTCGCGGGTAACAAGTACAAATCAGCAGTATAATTCATTTCAGTTGACAACGGCTATATAGGCTGTATGCTAATCATATAGGAGATCTGCTATGGCTGAAGCAAAAGCAAAACCCACTGCCAAAAAGTCCTTGCTCAAAGGTGCACCAAAGAAGAAGACTGCTATTCGCACTCCTCGCTTCTTGGACGAGAAATACACTGGGCCCGAGCCAAAATGGGCTGGCTGTGAGACTTGGACTGATGAAAAGATCCATAATGAATGGTGGCGTGGTATTCATTATTACAACTATCATAACAGTTGTGGTGATCTTATAAAGTATGTCAGCCAGTATGGTACCAGCAAGTGTAACTGGACCAAGCAGGATGTCCAGGCATTCAATGAAGTTGAGGAATGGCGTGTGGGCTTTACATTAGGTAAGGTCTGCAAGATGCTGATGATGGGTGCGCCTCTTCGTGAGGACACTAAGGAATATATTACTAAAGAATTCGAAAAGATTATTACACTTGGTCACGAGCGTTTGGCTGCTAAGAAAGCAGCAGACAAGGGTAATGTTGTTAAACTGACAATTCAAGATCGTATGCGTGAGAAGTTTCACGAAATTGTTGGAGAGATTGAAGAGTGGTATGATAACTGGGATGCAGGCAAGGAAGTGCCTGATATGGTCACTTGGTTCCGCACTACGAATGTTCCACAACAGTTCGTTAATCAGATCGCTGAAGTGTTTACTCCCCGTATGGAAGAGTTACTTGCTGCTAAAAGCAAGGGTGCCGACGAGCAATTGAAAGAAGGCTATCGTCATATTGACAAAGCCAAACTTAAACATCTTAGTGAATTCTATAGCAAGTTGACTGATGCACTTGAAACTTATGGTGCTGTTAAAAAGGCAGTGCGTAAGGCTCGAGTTAAGAAGGCTCCCAGCAAGGAGAAGATGGTCAGTAAGGTCAAGTATTGTGTACAGAACACTGAACTTAATCTTGTTAGTATCAACCCCGTTGATATTATGGGTGCTAAGGAGTTGTGGATCTACAACATCAAGACACGTAAGATGGGCAAATATGTTGCGGCGGCGGATGCCGGGCAGTTGGGTATTAAAGGCAGTACAATTCTCGGCTATGATAGTAAGAAGTCAATTGCTAAGACATTGCGTAAGCCAAGTGAACAACTTAAACAGTTTACCAACAGTGGCAAGATTGCACTGCGTACCTTCCTCGAAGAAATCAAAGCAGTGCCAATCGAATTGAATGGCAGACTTAGTACAGATATTGTACTACTTAAATCTTCTAAGTAACCAAAAAACCCTCTACTAAATATCAGTAGAGGGTTTTTCAATGAAAACAATAGATCAAATTAAAAATTTACATATGGAATTTAGCAGTAGATGTAATGCTAGATGTCCACTTTGCCCTCGTAATCTAAACGGATATCCTTATAATTCAGGGTATGAAGAAACATCATTAACATTAGAATTAGTTAAAAATAGATTCAGTAGACAATTTATTCAGCAGTTAAGTCAGGGTATTTTGATTAATGGAAATTTTGGTGACTTTACTTCTAATATAGAATCTTTACCTATTATTGAATATTTTGTTGAGTCTAATCCTAATATATCTATTAGAATCAGTACAAATGGTAGTGCCAGAAATTTAGATTTTTGGGAAGCATTGGGATCATTGTCTAAGAACATTCAAATTGAATTTGCACTTGACGGGCTTGAAGACACACATCAACTTTACAGACAGGATACAAATTGGTTTAAGATTATTGAAAATGCCGAAGCATTTATGTTTGCAGGCGGCTATGCAATTTGGAAAATGATAGTATTTGATCACAACAGACATCAAATTGAGGACTGTAAAGAACTTAGTCAGCAGTTGGGGTTTAATGAATTTCTAACATTAGATTTGGGTAGAGATACTGGTGTTGTTTTTGATCGAGATGGCACATACAGTCATTCAATTGGAAAAGTTGAACATATAACTACAATTGATGAAATGATAAAATATGTTGAATCGAATGATTATACTCGTATAGATTCAACTGTTGATAAAATTGATTGTTTATCGTTAAACGAAAAAACAATTTATATTGCTGCTGATGGTAAAGTTTATCCTTGTTGTTTTATGGGATTCAACCCTGCTACCTACAGAAGAACAGGTTTCACAGATCCAAATGAGCAAATTGCTAAAATTATGTCTAAAAATGATTTACATGAATACGATTTGACAACTTGTCTAGAATGGTTTGATAATATAAAACAAGCGTGGTCAAAAGATTCTAAATTAGAAAGATTAATAACATGTGACAATAGTTGTGGCAAATGCAATAAATAATATCAAATGACCACACTAGCAGAAGCCAAAAACGATATTTTTGATTATGTTCGCTATAGCCTTGGTGAAGGCATGGTAGACGTTGAACTTGATCCTATACATTATGAAACTGCATTTAAGCAGGCTTTAGCACGTTATCGTCAGCGCAGCAGTAACAGTGTGGAAGAAAGTTACAGTTTTCTTGAATTACAAAAAGATACTAATGTTTATACATTGCCTAAAGAAGTTATCACTGTTCGTAATGTTTATAAAAGAAACATAGGTGCTAACAGCGGTACTAGTAGTCAATACGAACCATTTGAAGCAGGCTTCGTAAACTTCTATATGATCCAAAGTGGTCGTGTTGGTGGACTTGCAACGTATGCGTTCTATAGCATGTTCCTCAAAGAGGCTGCTAAGATGTTTGGTGGTTTCTTAAACTTTCAATTCAATACAGTTACTAAGCAGTTAACTATTATGCGTCGTCCAAGAGCAGACAAAGAAACTATTCTACTTTGGACTGAAAATTATAAGCCTGATCTTACTATTGTCAGTGACACATATAGCCAACCATGGATCAAAGATTATACACTTGCTCTTTGTATGCGTATGCTTGGGCAAGGACGTGGCAAGTTTAGTAGCATTGTTGGCCCACAAGGTGGTACTACATTAAATGGCAGTCAATTATTAACTGATAGTCAAGCAATGATTGAAAAATTAGAACTTGAAATTAACAATAGTATGACAGGTGAGACTCCTGCATGGTTTGTTATTGGTTGACGTTGTTATTATTTCCTGCTATACTTGATGTATGATAGTAGGAATTATTGGACTAATCAACAGTGGCAAGAGCACAATTGCCAACATTCTCGTGGAAGATTATGGCTTCATTAAGGTGTCATTTGCTGACAGTCTTAAAGACGCTGTGTCGGCTATATTTGGTTGGGATAGACAACTCTTGCAAGGCGATACAGAAGAAAGCCGTCGTTGGAGAGAACAAGTAGACGAATACTGGTCTAATGTTATGCAGCATCCTGTTACCCCTCGCTGGGTATTACAGCATATTGGTACTGAAGTTATGCGTAATCACTTTCATAAGAATATATGGGTTCATAGCTTGATGAAAAAGTTAAATGATCCCAATAAGAATTATGTTATCAGTGACGTTAGATTTTCCAACGAAGTTGATGTAATACTAAGTCAGCAGGGACAGATTTGGGAAGTTCAACGACCGCCGTTGCCTGATTGGTACAGCACTAAGTTTGAAGATTATGCTGATCTTAAACGACATATGGATATCTATCATCCTGAAATTCATAGTAGTGAATGGGAGTGGCGCTTAGTAAAACGCAATCATATTATTCAAAATACCAGTACACTTGATAATTTAAGACAAAAGATTTCTGCTATTATATCCCAATAGAACCTGTTCAAACACCCTGGTTTTAGAGCAAACCGCTAAATATTGATAACCTACTAAAAGGATATCATAATATGGCAAACAGTTTAGTTTCTCCAGGTGTGCAAGTTACAGTTATTGATGAGAGTAATTATGCTCCCACTGCTGTCGGCACAGTTCCCCTAATTGTAATGGCAACAGCGCAAGACAAGTTAAATGCTGCTGGTACAGTAGCAGATGGTACTACAAAGGCCAATGCAGGCAAAGTTTACAACGTAAGTGACCAGCGTTCACTTGTTAACCTCTTTGGTCTTCCAATTTTCCCAACTAATTCTAGCGGAAATAGACTATATGGCGATGAGCGTAGTGAATACGGTTTATGGGCTGCTCATAATATCTTAGGTACTATTAGTAGTGCATATGTTATTCGTGCAGATGTTGATTTAAATCAACTTCAGCCCAGTGCAACTCGTCCAACTACTTCAGCAGCAGGCGGCACACTATGGCTAGACGCTGCAATTAGCCGTTGGGGCGTATTTGAGTGGGACGCAAGTTCAGAGAAGTTTGTTCAAAAGACAGTATCTTATATCACTGATGAAGCAACAGAAGTTGTTCCTGGCGTTGGTCGTCCAAGAAGAGCATATGGTAACTTGGGTGATTATGTTATTGTTGGAACATTAAGCACCAATCCTCTTTACTATAAAGCATACAACGGTGACTGGGTACAGGTAGGCGATCATATTGTACGTCCTGGTAATACTGTTTCTTGGTATACATCAAACCCAGCAGTTGTAGCATCAAATGCACTAGTAACTAATATCACTCCAGGTGATACTATTGTTATCAATGGTCGCACTGTTACAGCAAGCGGATCAACTGATATTTCACTAGCAAGTGATATTAATACTCTTAATATTCCTGGTGTTACTGCTGCAATTCTTCCATCAACACAGCAATTAGCAATCTTTGCAACTGATTTAGCAAAGAGTGATAATACAACTGTTGACGGCAGAATGCATATTGTAGCAGGCGCAGGTACTCCTGGTATCTTAGCAAGACTAGGTATTGATGCAATGACGTATGCAGGCCCAACTGTTCAGTTTAGCAAGCACAGCACAGTTCCACAGTGGAAGAGCTTTAATGACATTCCTCGTCCATCAGGTTCAATTTGGATTAAGACTACTAATTACAACTACGGCGCAAACATTGCAACATATCGTCGTAATGCAGTAACAAGTTCATGGGACCTAGTTCCAAATCTACTTTATGCTAACGATTGGGAAGCACTTGCAAGTCTTGACCCAACTAGAGGTGGTTTAGGTCTTGCTAAGAATAGCCTATATACACAGTTTGGTGTAGATGGTCTAACAACTGATATTGCTAATGGTATAATCAATAGAGGCAAAGTAACTTACAAGGTAATGATCCGCAATTCAACTGGTCCTACAACAATCACAGGTACTGTTGCTAATCCAACATTAACTTCTGGTGATAGTTTTAGTATCCGTGCAAGTCAGATTGGTTCAACTAATCTAACTCCATCAGTTACTATTGCAGTTGGACAGAATGGTTCTCCAGTTACTGTAGCAGGTGTTTCTCACGAAATTAATGCTGTACCAGGACTACTAGGTTTAGTAACTGCAAATGTTACTGCTACTGGCAAGTTAACATTAACTCACAATGCAGGCGGTGTAATTATTGTCAGCAAAGTAACTAATGATCCACTAACTGCCATGGGTATTACAACTGAACTATCTCAGGTACGCAACGGCACAACTACTGAATTGATTATCAGTAATTGGATAGATTTGATGGCAGGTGAGATTATTCAACAGAATTATGAGCCAACAGCAGTTCCAGCAGATGGTGTGCTTTGGTATCCAAATCATGTTGAAGCCGACATTATGATTAACGTCAACAATGAGTGGAGAGGTTATAGAAACGTACCAGTTGATGCACGTGGTTATAACTTAACTAACACTGACCCACTTGGCCCTATTTTTAGTCCAAGCAAGCCAACACAGCAACAAGTATCTGAATCAGGTGCAGGTGGTGCAGCATTGGTTTATGGTGACATTTGGATTGATACTAGTGACTTAGAAAACTATCCAATGATTTGGCGTTGGGAAAGTCTACAGGGCACTGACCAATGGGTAAGAATTGACAATACCACATCATCAGATGAAAATGGTATATTGTTTGGTGATGCTCGTTGGGATACAGACGGTTCTTCAGACATATTCTTAGATGTAGTTCCTGCAATTAGTAGTTTGTTACTAAGCGACTATACTGATCTAGATGCTCCTGATCCACGTCTATATCCAAATGGTTGCTTGCTATTCAATACACGTCGCAGCACATTTAATGTTAAGAAGTATGTAAAGACTTACTTTACTGTTGCTGATTTCCCAAATGTTTCTCTTCCCGCAGTTGCAGCAACTTGGCAGAGTTACAGTGGTGCAAACTACAACAATGTTCCATTCTTTGGCCGTAAGGCTGTAAGAAATGTTGTTGTTAGTGCAATGAAAGAAGCAGTAGATAATAGTGTTGAATTGCTTGAAGATGCAAGACCATTTAACCTACTATGTGCTCCAGGTTATACAGAAATGCTACTTAACTTGAAGGAACTAAACGACAATCGTAGAAATACAGGTTTCGTAATTGGTGAAGTTCCAATGGGACTTTCTGCAGATACAACAACTGTTGAAAACTACCTAATTGACGCACTTGGTTCAGGAACAACAGGTGAGGACGGATTAACATTCACTGATTCTTATACTGCTGTGTTCTATCCAGGCGCTGCAACAGTTAATGCACTTGATGGTGTAGGTTCTGTAGTAGTTCCAATGAGTGCTCTAATACTTCGCACAATGATCCGCAGTGATCAAAATAGTGAAGTATGGTTTGCTCCTGCAGGTAGTAAGAGAGGTGTAGTTGATGCAATTGCAATTGGTTATGTTGATCGCATGAACGGCAATGCATTTGTTAAGACTGGTACTCCACAAGGAATGCGTGATCTTCTATATACAAATCGTGTAAACCCTGTAACTTACTTCCCACAGATTGGTTATCTAAACTACGGCAACCATACACGTCAGGCTGATCCTACAGCACTTGATCGTATTAATGTTGCACGCCTAGTTGCTTATCTACGTGGTAGACTAGAACAGATTGTTCGTCCATTGGTTTTCGAACCAAACGACAAGTTAACAAGAGATACAGCAAAGGCAATTTGCGACTCATTAATGAATGATGTTTCAAGTCGTCGTGGTGTATATGATTACTTGGTAATTTGTGATAGAACAAATAATTCAGACTCTCAGATTGATCGCAACGAACTACACATTGATATTGCACTTGAGCCTACTAAGGCAGTTGAGTTCATTTATATCCCTGTTAGAGTTAAGGCAACTGGTCAGTTAAGAAATGGTAATCTTGCTCCAACATTACCAACTGGTTAATTAAAAATAAAATAGAGGCCCTCCGGGGCCTCTATTCATGACAGGCCCCGAAAAAATATTCGTCAAAGACTATAAATAATTATAACAGGAGATAACGATGGCTGTTGCATCTTTATTAAAAATGACAGTCCCACTAGATGGGGACACAGGTAATAATACTCAAGGCTTATTGATGCCTAAGTTGAAATATCGCTTTAGAGTTACTTTCATTAACTTTGGCGTTTCAAATCCAACTTCGGAGCTATCAAAGCAAGTGATGGACTTCACTCGTCCAAACTTAAACTTCAACCCAATTACACTTGATGTTTATAACAGCAAGATGTATCTACAGGGTAAGCCAGAATGGCAACCTGTAACATTAAATCTTCGTGATGATGTAAACGGTTCAGTTTCACTTCTAATTGGCGAGCAGATCCAGAAGCAGTTCGACTTTGCTGAACAGGCAAGCGCATTTGCTGGCATTGACTACAAGTTTATTACAAGATTCGAAGTACTTGACGGCGCCAATGGTGCAATTAACGGAAGTATCTTAGAAACTTGGGAATTGTATGGTTGCTTTATTTCAACTGTTAACTATAACAACTTTGATTATAAAGATAACGAACCAGCCACAATTACTATGGAACTTCGTTATGATAATGCTCTCCAGACCCCACTTGGTACTGGTGTTGGTACATTTGTTGGAAGACCTACTGCAACTACTGCTGCCGCTACCGGCTAAGGTTAGTAATGGCTACTAGTGGTCAGAGTATTTGGACCCCAATTGGGCGTGACCCAAATAAGAATGGATACGTGCGGGATTATAGACATGCCGCACGTATTTTTCGTAGTAACGATTTTTCTAGAGCCCCTAAAGCAAAATATTCGTTTTATGTTAGATTCATTACAAATCCAAATGCTGAAAATTCATATGGCGTAGTAACAGATCCGTTGGCTCCAAACGAACTTAACTATCTAGTTAAGAATATCGAACTTCCTAAATTTGACATAGAAGTACAAGATTTAAATCAATATAATCGAAAAGTACTTGTACAACGTCAAATCAAATACTCGCCTATAACAATTAAATTTCATGATGATAATATTGGCGCATTAAGAAGATTCTGGCAAAACTATTATATGTTTTATTATAATGATGGCAGATATGTTGATGCAAAATATAAAATTGATGACAAATATCTTTCAAGATCTACATCTGGCAGTAGCAATAGATGGGGATATGATACAGGCGTTAAAGTAAATTATATTGATAAAATTGAAATTTACAGCATGTATCATACTAATAGAACTCAATTGATAACTTTAGAAAATCCTATTATTAGTTCTTTTAATCACGACTCGCATGATTATAGTGAAGGGCAAGGGCTTATGGAAGCCACTATGACACTTCACTATACAGGTGTAATTTATGATACAACTTATAAAAATGCTAGAGGGCGTGATATTCCTGGGTTTGGTCAATCTTCATCAGAAACATACGACACATCAATGAGTCCATTGACTCTTGGTAATCCACCTGACACTAATATTGATCCAAAGACAGGTGAAAAATATACTGGTACAGTAACAAATGATATAATGAAAGCAGCAAGCGAGCAGTACATTTATACTGCTGAAACTCATGCACAAGCCTTTAAACAAAATCCATCTAATAGTGCTATTGTAAGCAACTCGCAAATTGCAACTATGGGAAATTCAACTAATATAAATCAAAATAATGTTTCAAAGACAGTATTTCCTACCACAACATCATCGCAACCTGCATCAACGACTTATGGTGCAGTTAATAACATTAATTATAACGGCACACTTGCTAACAGTAACGGCGAATCAGTTTATACTCCTTCGCAACTTGGTAGTTTATATCAGCCAAATACTTGGCAGTATAACTTGTATCTTAAAGGCTACACTCCTACTCAAATTAGTGCAGCAGATCAATATATTTTTAGTCAAGGAACAGGAGCATTTGGCGCTGGTATACCAGGACAAGCAGGCCCTAATTATCAACAAATTGCTGAACAATTTATTTTAAACCCAGTTGCAGTTAATTACAATTATCAGCAACAATCAAATATTCCTACTTCGATCAATTTCACAGATCCTAATGCTTCAACGCAGGCAATTTATAATGGTGAAAGTTGGCAAACTGTTTTAAGTGGCAAGGGTTATGCTCAAGGTGATATTCTTTTGGCTCAAAATTATATAAATTCTATCAAACTGAGTGCTACTGCTGATATAGCATCTATTGCTGAAAGTTATATTATTAAGTCAAAACTTATTACTACAAACACATTAGTTTAATAGGTTAAATATACTATGGCTTTAAGTTTACCTAGCGAAACAACATCAACACAAAAGTTTTTCAATTCAATTGATGGTATTCAGTATGATGTCAATCCTGCTGTATATGATCAAGTATACAACTTCTTCAGAGGAAGAACAACGTCTGATCTTGCAGCACAAGAATTGACACAGTATCTAATCATTATGACTCACAATAATCAATTGAATCCGTTGAATCTATTACCTGATCTTGCAAATAACAATGTCACTGACATAAAAGCATTGATTATTACATTCTTTAATACTATTAGAGACTCATATAGTAAGTTAGGTTTCACTAACGTAACAAACACAAACTATTGGGTAGATAGGAATATTATTGCGTGAGTAACAAATATTCACAGGGCAAATTTGCAATTAAAAATCCTAAAAAATATGCAGGAAAAACAGAGCCTACGTATCGAAGCAGTTGGGAATGGGCATTTATGTCTTTTTGTGACAACCATCCAAATGTAATTCATTGGGCAAGTGAGTCAATTAAAATCCCTTATCTTAATCCTTTCACAAACAAACAAACAGTTTACATTCCTGATTTCTTTGTTGTATATCTAGGCAATGATGGAAAACAACGTGCAGAGTTAGTTGAAATTAAACCCAGTAACGAAGTTATGGAAACAGTAGGTAAAGGTCAGCGTAATCAAGCAATGGCGGTTTTAAATAAGTTTAAATGGGATGCAGCAAGAGCATGGTGTGCAAGTCAAGGTATTACTTTTAGAGTAATAACTGAAGCAGACATGTTTCATAATCCTAAAAAGACACGTAAATTTAAAACAAGATAACTAATGTTATGACTAAGAAACTTGAAGAATTATTTGATTTACCTCAAATTTCAACGGAAGATGTAACTAAAGAAGACATCAAAAATGCCTTGACATTTGCTGATGAACTTGAATCAACTTTGCCCACTGAACCTGAGAATACAACTGACAGAGAACTTGATGACATTACCAATAAGGCAATGGAAAGTTTTGAAAACTTAATGAGTTTGGGAATGAATGTTGAGGCACGGTTTAGTGCTCCAATTTTTGATAGCGCAAGTAAGATGTTAGGACATGCTGTTACTGCTAAGTTAGGTAAAGCACAGAAAAAACTAAAAGAAACTGAACTTAAAATGCGATTAATGAAGCAGCAAGCAGATAAAAAAGAAGATGATAATACTGTTCCTGTTGAAGCAAGAGTTTGGGACAGAAACGAACTTATCAAAAATTTTAAACAGCAATAAATATACTATAAAGGTATTACCAAGATGAGAGCTTTTAAAGACTATCTTACCGAAAGTGCGAAACAATATACGTTTCGTGTTCGACTTGCTTGTGACTGTGATCTAAACAAACTAAGAGATGCATTGGCAAAATATGAGGTCACTAGTATCAGTGAGCCAAAGCGTTTGCCTATTACACAAAAGGCATATGGTTTTGACCATTTGAATTATCCAGAAATTAAAATTGCTGATATTACAACAAACTATCCTTGTACTCCTACAGAATTGTCTGCTGTATTCAATGAGATTGGCATTAATCCAAGTATGTTAATGGTTACAACATTAGATCAAGAAATTTTAATTGCCCCAGTTGCATCAGAAGCAGGTGAAGGTAAAGCAATTCTTGATAAAGATTTACCAAATAGTACATATCCACAAATGTTAGCCGATCTTGAAACTGCATTGGCTAAGAAAGAGCCTAAGTATCAATATACATATGCTGCAAAAGACAAGACTTCTTCAGGCAAAACTTCAAACGATTTGCCACAAGGAAATAAGAGCCCAGTTGGTTCAACACAGAATAAAATACCTGACCCCTACAAGAGACAAGGAATCTAAACCATGCAAATGATTGACGTATTAACAAAATTAAGAGAGATTGCTGCTCGCAGTCCAGAAGAAATTGGCCGTGCTATTGCTGCTGCTGAAGCAATGAGTGGTCAGCCTGTCACTGAAGAAATGTCTGAAAAGCAGAAGAAGTATTTCGGCGGCGGAAAGAAGGACGACGACAAGGAAGACACAAAGTCTGAATCAGGCAAGAAGCCAGATTTCCTTGATATGGATAAGGATGGCGACAAGAAGGAGCCAATGACTAAGGCTCTTAAGGACAAGGAAGATAAGAAGGTTGATGAAGACATCTCCATTACACTTAGCGGTAGTGATGCTGTACTTGCTGAAATCTTAAAACTTGCTGGTCAGATTGGTGCTAAAACCACTGGTGCTGGACCAAGTTCTTCAGGACCTTTAGCCCCACCTCCACCCCCTGCACCAATGGGATTAGGCGGACCTCCTGGTATGACTCCTCCCCCACCAAAGCCAATGGGTATGCCTTCTTCAGGTCCAATCCCAAGTCTATCATCACTAGTTGGCGATAAGCCAGATGATATGGATGGTAGTATGGATGTTGGCATTGATGATATGGATGGTGGTATGGAAGATGAAGTATTGGGTGATTCTTTCAATGCAACAACTACACCATCACCTAAGGTAATGGGCATGGATGCTGCTATCCCATCAGGCAATGATTTATCAAAGCCTAAGATTACTGCTCCAAAAGTAGCACCCGGCGATAATCCACTACACACTTCAGTATCATTTGATTAAGGAATTCGTCCCCATGGACTTTCGTAAGTACATTTTAGAAACAGAACGTTTAATGGAAGCTCCTGTAACTGGGGACGATTTCGATTTTCAAATCAATGATCAATTGAGTATCGAATGCCATATTGTTGAACATACTGATAATACTTTTGTTATTGGTTTGGATCAAGAAGCATGGGATCTTTTAAAAGAAGCAGAACTGGTAAATGAAGCAGAGACATGTACAGAGTGCGGCATGGGCACAATGTATGTTGTCAGTGAAGGTATGCGCTGTGATGAGTGCGGATATACCATGGCAATGGAAGCCGCCCCAGTTCATTTAATGAGAGCCTATGATATTGATTTACATCACGACATGGGAGACGGATATTGGATTGGTAGCGACACACATGACTCTGGCGACAATCGTAAAGTAAGTTATAGTTTATATAAGTTAGAAGATCCAAATGGTGCTAACGATAAGTTTGCAAATGCATGGAGAGATGTTGGCTTCCTTGAAGTAAGCCCATATAGAGCAGAAAAAGAACAAATTTTGGCTGCTGCTTCAAAATTAAAACTTAATGATATGGCAAAGAAAGCCACTCCTGAAAGTATCTTTACTGAAGCAGAATATCAAGGTCGTAGTGTAACACTAGGCAAGCCAACAAAAGGCGATGTTAAGAAGTATAAAGTGTATGTCCGTGATCCTAAGACTGGCAACATTAAGAAAGTAAACTTTGGCGACAAGAAGATGAGCATTAAGCGTGATAATCCAGCACGTCGTAAAAACTTTCGTGCTAGACATAATTGCTCAGATAAAAAAGATCGCACATCAGCAGGTTATTGGTCATGTCGTATGTGGAGCAATAAACCCGTTAGTAAAATACTTAAGGGCAAGTAATGAGATTATTTGAATTCAGCAAAAGTCTTAAAGTACAGCAGGATCCAAACGATCCGCACAGTGGTACTGCTCCAAAAGTTGCTGATCTTCATGATGAAGTTAAAAGTACATTGAATCCAAGTCTTGTGTTTACAGATATGGATCCAGGTTATGATTTTTATAAATTTATGATGCAGGCAGCAGCCAGTCCAAATGATGTGCCTGTAGATAGTTTGCTTAAAGCCGTTCCATTATCTATGCCTTATACTAAAGAAGATGAAGATATGTTGCATCATGCATTAAAGCGCATGGGAAAGAAACATAAACATATAACTCCTCATTTAAGTTCTGAGCCAGAAGCAACACACAATTCAAGTCCAGTTGCTAAGATTAAGAAAAACAAGTATGGGGTGTAATAATGCGTGCCAGTGAATTTATTACAGAGAACGAAGGCTTTTCTGATTCAGCAAAAGCAGCAATGCCAAATGCCACAATGTGGCCTGACTTAGACAACAGTAGTCCTTATCATGCTTTTAGATTTGGAGTGGCACTAGCAGGAAGTCCTGATAAAACAATGCCAAAAGATGGTCCAACTGGACAGAAAATGGTAACTGTTGCCTATACGCAAGAAGAACAAGACATCTTAAAGCAAACAGGCAAACAAATGGGATTCAAAGCAAAACATATTGCTAATCCTCCAAGTCAAGAAACTACTGACGTTAACAAATCAAGTCCTTTGCCGCACAATAGTGGGAAGGCCATTAAAAGACGTTCGTAATGGATGAACTTGCTAAACTTAAAAAACTTGCTGGTATTAAAACAGAAAGTTATGGACAAGTAACAAGTGAACGTGCAACACATTTTCGTCAAATTGAACGAGAGAAAAACATACAACCTGGCACCGATGAATGGTTTCAACTGTGGTTCAGTAAACCTTTGCTAACTGGTGAAATGCCAGTTGGTTTTAGAGGAAGAAAGAAATAAAAACTGATAATGGATAAGCAAACATTTAAACAAATGGCAATGGTTGCAGGCGGCAATGCTTATTTGAATAAAAACTTTAAATTAGTACCTTCAAATAATCCATTAGAATTGCACACTAGAGATATTGATTCGTCTGAAAAATTATTAGAACAAAATTTAAATCAATTATATAAAGATAATCGTACTTTGGCAATTGTTGTTTATAACAAAGGTCATATTATATATGAAAAATATAGAAAACCTGTTACTAATTCTTGTCCAATATTTTCATGGTCAATGAGTAAAAGTTTAGTTGGTCTTACTTTGGGATATTTGTTACATGAAGGTAAGATACTTGATTTAGATCATCCTGCAAAACTATATTCAAAAGAGTTGGAGGGCACTGTGTATGGTGAATCTTCTATTAGAAATTTATTGAAGATGAGCAGCGGTGTAGGCAGAAGTATCACTGATGGTAATCAACGAGAACATGAATGGAATCATATGAAAGATGGACTGTATTCTACGATTGAACATCTTCATCAATTTCCAAATATAGATTTAGAATCTGGCAAGCAGTTTAATTATAGTGGCACTGATACCGAAGCCGTTTGCAATATCATTGACAACAATGGTGGATTTTTGAATACTTTTCAAAAATACATATGGGAACCTGCGCAAACAGAAAGTGCAGGGTATTGGATGCTTGAAAAAGACGATAGGGTAATTGCTCAAGCAGGGTTCAGTGCAGTAGCACGTGATTGGATTAGAATAGGGCTTCATACTATGAAAGAATTTAATAATTCAAATGAAAGTATTAGAAATTATATGAAAGAAGCCACATCAAGACAGATTGAAAATAGTTATGATGCCAAAATTGGTTTTAACAAAACTTTAAAGTATTATGGTTATCAAACTTGGGTTGGCGATTTTGGTCCCAGTCCTTCTTATTGGTTTTCTGGTTCAGGTGGCTTAAGATTAGGAATTGATCCTGTAAACGAAAAGATGATGTATGTTGCCGCTCACAGTTGCGAATCATCATACATCATCGACATTTATAAAAGTTTTGCTGATCTACAAAAATTAAGTTAAAAACTGTACCCAACTTGGGTGACGTATGTCATAACTATGATTTTTACGACGAGCACTTAGATGCCAGTAATCGGGCTTAAATGGCTCTCTGATTGGTTTTTGATAATTGTCTTTCTTTTGCTGATTACAAGGAACGCAAGCAGCAACACAATTCTCCCAATTAGTACGACCACCTTTAGCACGTGGTATAACATGGTCAATGGTTAACTCATGATGCTCGCAAGTTTCTCCGCAATATTGACATTGAAAGAGATCACGCAGATACATGTTAGTTCGACTGAAACGAACACCACGTTTGAAAGCATGGAAGTCCTTGGTAACAGCCAAAGCAGGTACTTTTAGTGACATACTTGGACTATGCACTACCCAATCATCGTAATACTCGATAATTTTTATCTTATCCATAAATTGGAGCTTAATAGCCTGCTGCCAATCTATGACCGAAAGAGGCAACCAACTAAGCGGCTGCCAGTTTGCATTAAGAATTAATGTTGCTGACATTGTTTATATTTACCAATTAGAATTACTAATTCTTAGTGTATATGATTTTGAATAGATGTCAACTAAATAATTTTATGGACCGTTGGTACGATAGGCGAATAGCCACTGTACACATATATTATTACATTCCTGACCATAATTCTCTATTACAAGAGTTTTTATGGCAAACAGAAGATTTAATTCCAGAATTTCCCAGAGTTCATAAATTCTTATGGCATTGGAAGAAGAATGTACAGGCTACAATTCAAGAAATAAATTTAACATATATGGACCCATACCAAAAAACAAGATATATAAACTGTAAACAAATGTTTGATATATGAGTGGTGTAGACGAATTAATTAAAAAACCTTACATGAGGATGTCATATTCTGAAGAACAGAAGATGCATCTCAAGGCATGCGCCAACATGATAACTGGTCCAATGTACTTTATGGAGAACTTCTTCTTCATACAGCATCCATTGCGTGGAAGAATACAGTTCGTACCCTTTGACTATCAAATAGAATTAATAGAAAATTATCATAATAATCGATTTAGTATTAATATGCTTGGTCGACAGATGGGCAAAACTACTTGTGCTGCTGGGTATCTACTTTGGTTTGCAATGTTCATGCCTGATAGCACAATACTAATTGCTGCTCACAAATATACAGGCGCACAAGAAATCATGCAGCGTATTCGATATGCGTATGAAAGTACGCCAGACTTTATACGATGCGGTGTTACAAGTTATAACAAAGGATCAATTGAATTTGATAATGGTAGTCGCATTGTAAGTGCTACAACGACTGAAACTACTGGGCGCGGTATGAGTATTTCATTACTATATTGCGACGAGTTTGCTTTCGTTAGACCTACAATTGCACGTGAATTTTGGACTTCCATTAGTCCCACGCTGTCAACTGGTGGTAAAGCAATTGTCACAAGCACACCAAATAGTGACGAAGATCAATTTGCTACTATTTGGAAAGTTGCTAATCAAAAATTTGACGAATATGGCAATGAAACCAAACTGGGTAAGAATGGTTTCGCACCCATTATGTTCCCGTGGGATAGACATCCCGAAAGAGATCAACCATGGGCAGATCAGGAACGAGCAAGTATTGGTGAAGATCGTTTTAGTCGTGAGCATGAATGCAAGTTCATTATCTTTGATGAAACACTAGTTGCACCCAGCAAGTTAGCAATTATGGAAGGTATTAATCCAATTGAGAAGCAAGGTCAGGTTAGGTGGTATGATAAACCTATTAAAAATCACATTTATGCTGTGGCCCTTGATCCTAGTTTGGGTACTGGCGGCGACCCAGCTGCTATACAAGTATGGGATCTTACAACTATGAAACAGGTTGCTGAATGGCAACATAACCTAACTGTTATTCAGCGTCAAGTTGCTATCATGAGTGAAATCTGCAAATATATTGCAGAAGAAACTGATGACCCTGCTAACTTATATTATAGTGTTGAAAATAATACAATTGGCGAAGCAGCATTAAATGCTATCACTGATATTGGCGAAGATAAAATTGCAGGTAACTTTCTAAGTGAACCTAGAAGTGGAGCAATACGTCATCGAAAAGGATTTAACACAAGTCACAAGAGTAAAATTGCAGCATGTGCAAAATTGAAATTATGGATTGAGCAAGGACGTATGACAGTAAACAGTAAAAGTCTTATAAGTGAATTGAAAAACTTTGTTGCTACTGGTAATACATATAAAGCAAAAGCAGGCGAACATGATGATCTTGTGATGTCAACAATATTAATTGTTAGGATGTCGATGATGTTACGACAATATGATTCTGACCTTAGTGACAATTTAACAGATGCATTGGAAGACGTTATCGAACCAATGCCATTTATGATAATTTAACTACTGTGGTTCATTTTAGGGAATGGGGGCTCGCCGTGTTCTTTATAATGCTTATACAGTACACGATTGCTTAGTATTTCAACCCACAGATCATTTTTAGGACTATTCAATTCCCAAAAGTTAAATGTCATATGACTTTGTACAGGTCTAATAAAGAATGTATCTTCATCAGGAATGATCATTATTTGACTTGTTGTACGCATTTGTTTTTTATTATGTGCAGTTCGTAATACATTGAGTTGTGGATTCTTAGAATAAGTGCCAGCCATTCCATCAATGATATCTTCAGGAGTAGTTGCTTTACTGACAATATTCTGAGCGATCTTGCGACGACTTTCACTTGATATGCGACTAGCAGTTTGATTGTCATCAACTCCACGTTGATAGCCTGCCCAATCTAACCATACACCATGATTTGTTCTTGTTATTGTTTTATCATGAGGTATTTCATGAATTACATATTCATAATCCCTATCTTTATAGCCGCCTGGTTTCCAAGCACCTTCTAATAGATAACAAGTATCACGATCAAAAATAAGTGTATTGCCAGGTAACTTCTGCTTAATTAAACTCATAGCAGCGGCTTTTACATTAGGATATCCCAGTGCTTTTTTAACCTTAACACCATCTTTACTTGGTGCTTTGCTACGAACAGTAATTTCTTTTTCATCATCCATTACCATTAGGCTGGCGCTGAGTATAGCAACACCGCCACTGTTAAAACCTTCGCAATATTGGGTAATATCATCCCAAAACAGCATGATTTCTGTGCCGCCTTTTTGTATTCTCTTAAAACTGATCTCGGGAATATAGTTACGGTCACGGTTCTTAACCCCAACCCATCCCTTACCTTCAAAATATTTGGCTGCTACAACACACATGAAGTATTTATAGATTTTGCTTTCAAACTAAATACAGTATGGCCGGCATAGAACAAGCAGCAAACGACTTATTTTTCAAACTAAGAAACCGCTTCCCAAAGATTAAAATGGGCGACGAGGACAGTAGTTCAACGACTAATCCTCATGATGCAAGATTTTTTAATTTTGATTTTGAATTAGATGAAATTAAATTTGGCAATATTACTGCCAGTTTGATCGATAATGAAAATTTAAAGATCTACTTCAGTCAAGATATTACAAAATATATGGATGACGATGAGAAAAAACAGTGGTATGCTTTCTTAAAAGAAATAAGAAAGTTTGCAAAAAGACATTTGCTGGGGTTAGATGTTAGAGACATCTCAAAAGATATTCTTACTCATGAGGATTTAAAATTCGTGTCAAACCAAAATAAAGAAAAGTCCCAAATTGGCGAAAGCAAAGTTTATTGGGCACGTCGTGGTAAGGTCAGCGAAGGCAACCTAAACAACGTAAAAATTCATGTTGTTCACAATGAACGTATGGAAGAAAATACCAACAATAGACTGTTGCGTGTTGACAGAATTTTCCTTGTGAATGAATCAGGCGAACGCTTTTTATTACCATTTAAGAGTGTAATGGCTGCTAAGGCAATGGCAAATCATGTAGGCAGAGGTGGCACACCTTATGACAATAGTGGCAGACTTATCAGTGATGCTGTGAATGAAATGATGAATCTTCGTCGTTTTGCCAGTGCTACACGTCGCAAAACATTTGAAAGCGAAGACGCAGTAAATGTTATTCAGGCCGCAGCAGCAATTAAAGAGAGTATTAAACGTAGTTTGTTTCGTATGGCTAACAATAGTCGCTTTGATGAAAATATAGAAGATCTTAGTAAGATTTTGGCAGAGCAGGACGACATTGATGATATTAAGCCAATGTTTGTTCAACAGGTTTATAATGAGAATTTAGATAATTGGATCAACAGCGCCGCAAAGGCATATAAGCAATATAAGGGCAATATTATGGAAGCACTCAAAGAATCAGCAGGCTCTGTTGCTGCTAAGTTAAAAGATCCAAATTGGAAAATGGTACTCAAGGACGATCCATCAGAAGATAGATTAATTGCCAGTAGCAAGTACACAGATGGTAAAGCATTGCTACGTCGTGTATTGGGTACAGTGGCTGATCGTATTGGCTTAGAAGATAGCGAAGTTGCAAATTGGGCAAGCCAAATCGGGCAAGATATAGAAGATGGCAAGGCTTCAAGAGAAGACATGCAAATTGCTCTTCAGTTGGCAAAGCGTTATCAGGATGATCTTAAGAAAATTCATAGCAATCCAGAAATGGGTAAAGAACTTCGTGTTGCGGCATTTGGCAAGAAAAAAGATTTATACGGCAAAGTCAAAGATGAAAGCGAACAGTTTGAAGACTGGGTCAGTGATATTGGTGAAGGCGAAGAAGCAGATATGATGGACCACATTGGCGCAGATGAAGAAGGAATGGGTCAGATGAAAGTAAATGAAGTTGATATCGAAGAAACCCCAATGGATAGAATTAGAGAACGTGCATCTACTAGAAAAGTTACAACTACTCCAGCAGAGCGTGTAGCAGAAAGAGTTGCTGGTCGTTCAGATGGCACTACTGCAACAGATCGTGTAGCAGAGAGAGTTTCTGCTAGACATCCGATGACTAAAGTTGCTGAAAGAGTAGCAGCAAGAGCAAATCAAGGTGAAGAAGTTGTTTCTGAAGTAGAAGATGATATGGAAGAAGGTAACGAATTCTCAGGCGCATTAGCAAAGGCAAAAGCATCTCATCAAGATGAATTTGAAGTTGATGGTAAGTCATATTCTGTTAAAGAAGCTGAAATGAGTCGTGCTGCTAAAGGTTATGAAAAATACGGTAAAGAAGGCATGCAGGCTCTTGCTAATGCAGGTAAAGAGGGGAAAGACTTAGACAAGATCAGAGACAAGTACAACAAGTATGATGATAGTGTAGAAGAAGGTCGTGAAGTAAACCCAATAAATGACAGTTTGGCTCTTATGAAAAAATTAGCCGGTCTAAAATAAGGAAAACATATTATGAGTGATACATTGAACTTAATGAGAAAATTAGCCGGTCTAAGTGAATTTGAAGAGCCAACAATGGAAGCACCAGGTGCAGACCCAACTATGATTGCTGGCAATATTTTAAAATCAGCAGAAGATTTACATGCAGTTATACAAGGCGGAAGAGCACCTCAGATTCTTCAGTTAGTTCAGCAGATTGAAAATGGTCTTAATATTATTAAGCAAACTTATTCAGGCGCCGCCCCACGTTAATATAGACTTAATCAAAATAATACATTAAATTAGCAACATGCCTGAACAACATGTTGCTTTTTTATTGACTCTAGATTGGCAACAATGTATAAATAACTATGGCGTTGAGAGTAGTTGCTCACAACGATCAGGCAACATAAAGGAAAATTAAAATGGCTTCATTGGCAGAAATTAGAGCAAAACTAGCAGAGATGGAAAACCGCGGTAGCGGTAACAACTCAAACAGCGGACGAGACAATAGCGTTTACGCACACTGGAATATTCCAGAAGGCACAACAGCAAGAGTTCGCTTTCTCCCCGACGGGGATCCAAATAACATGTTTTTCTGGGCAGAGCGGGCAATGATCCGTCTCCCATTTGCTGGCATTAAAGGCCAGCCTGGCAGTAAGCCAGTTATTGTGCAGGTTCCATGTATGGAAATGTATAACGAAACATGCCCAATCCTAACTGAAGTACGTACATGGTTTAAGGACAAGAGCCTTGAAGACATGGGTCGTAAGTATTGGAAGAAGCGTGGATATATCTTCCAGGGCTTTGTACGTGAATCACCAATGAGTGAAGATTCAACCCCTGAGAACCCAATTCGCAGGTTTGTGGTGTCCCCCAGCATCTACCCTGTGATTACCGCAGTATTGAAGGATACTGAGGTTGAAGAGATGCCTACTGATTATGATCGTGGCTTGGATTTCTCCATTACCAAGACTACGAAGGGTCAGTATGCAGACTACAGCACTAGCAAGTGGGCTCGTAAAGAGTCTGCATTGACAGCCGCTGAACGTGCAGCGATCGACACTTATGGCTTGTTTAACCTAAAGGACTTCCTTCCAAAGAAGCCTGGAGATACTGAACTCAAGATTATTAAAGAGATGTTTGAAGCATCCGTTGACGGTCAGACATATGATCAGGACCGCTGGAGTCAGTATTACAAGCCGGCAGGACTAAGCAGCAATCCAGATGCTGATGATGTTCCTGTCCCGACACCTGCTCCACGTTCCGCACCTGTTGCAGCCGCTCCTAAGATGGAGACTGCTCCGTGGGAGGACAATGAGCCTGTTGCTAGTGCGCCAGTTGTTACAGACGCACCTAAGTCGAATCAACGTGCAGAAGATATTCTTGCAATGATTCGTAACCGTAAGTCTTAATATTAAAAAGGGTAGTGGCAGGACAGTCACTACCCTACTTCTATATTTCAATGGATAGGAAAAATAATGGCTAAACCTTTTGATATTTCAAAGTTCCGCAAGGACTTAACAAAGAGTATTGACGGTCTCAGTTTTGGATTTAATGATCCAACTGACTGGATTTCTACAGGTAACTATACACTAAATTATCTAATTAGTGGGGATTTCCACAAAGGAATTCCACTTGGTAAAGTTACAGTATTTGCAGGAGAATCAGGAGCAGGTAAAAGTTATATCTGCTCAGGTAATATTATTCGACATGCACAACAGCAAGGAATTTATGTTGTGCTAGTTGATAGTGAAAATGCGCTTGATGAAGCATGGCTTCATGCACTTGGTGTTGATACAAGCGAAGATAAGTTACTTAAACTAAACATGGCAATGATTGATGACGTTGCTCGTACTATTAGTGAGTTTATGAAACAGTATAAAGGATTGGACCAAACTGATCGTCCAAAAGTATTGTTCGTCATTGACTCGCTGGGCATGTTGCTTACTCCAACTGATGTCAATCAGTTTGAAGCAGGTGAGATGAAGGGTGATATGGGTCGCAAGCCTAAGGCACTGACATCGCTTGTTCGTAACTGTGTTAATATGTTTGGAAGTATGAATGTTGGCATGGTATGTACCAATCATACATATGCCAGCCAAGATATGTTTGATCCAGATGATAAGATCAGCGGCGGGCAAGGCTTTATCTATGCAAGTTCTATTGTTGTTGCTATGCGTAAGTTAAAGTTAAAGACTGATGCTGATGGTAACAAGACCAGCCAAGTACATGGTATCCGCAGTGCTTGTAAGGTCATGAAGACACGTTATGCAAAGCCATTTGAATCAGTACAAGTTGAAATTCCATATGAAACTGGTATGAGTCCAACTAGCGGGTTGCTTGATATGTTTGAAGCAAAAGGCATTCTAGTTAAAGAAGGCAACAAGTTAGTTTATACTAGCAAGACAACAGGTGAAATCATCAAGGAATTCCGTAAAGGCTGGTCAGATGATAAATTAATGACAATCATTGATGAGTGGCAGGAAATGCCAGCACCCGTTAATGTTGAACTAGAGGAAGAAACTAATGAGTGATGCAGAATTTCTTGTTGCGTTTTGGCAAACTGTTAAGGAATATATACCCAGTAAAGATCGACAGGCTGCTGCCGATCACGTAATCAATGAACTAGTTGATCTAGGCATTGATGATAACGATCTCGAAGAATTAGCAGTTGACAAGGCTATGTTAAGTGCTATAAAAGAACATATTACAGTTAAAGATTCTGACGAAGAAGATGATGAATAATGTGGTATTCCAAAGTAGTATCAAGTCTAGGAAATATACCTGACTTTATTGCATACTATGAAAATGAATTATTACAAGCAAAAAATGATATCGCGGTAAAGGGCAATATTGAGAAGAATATTGCTGCTTTACCCGGTATTACCGAACAAAGATTTAATCAACTTCAAGAAATTGAAGCAGTTCTAAATTATTTGAATATACAAATTCGAGTTATTAGACGCAAACATTTCCAAAAATATCTAGAACATTATGCCCGTGCTCTTAGTAGCAGTGACGCCAACAAGTATGTTGAAGGTGAGCAAGAAGTTGTTGACTATGAAACAATTATTAACGAAGTTGCGTTACTTCGAAATAAATGGTTGGGCATTATGAAGGGTATTGACAGCAAACAATGGCAACTTAGCAATCTTGTTAAGTTAAAAGTTGCCGGAATGGAAGATTTTAGTATCTAAGAAATCCTAATGGCAATCCCATTTTTGTAGTATTATAACTATAAAAATTTGTGAAATCACCTGTATAAGAATTGCCGTTAGGATTATCAACAATGATATTTGTGTTACTCATTGTTATACCATTGAACATGTGTGCCATTTCACTTAATTTTAACTTTTCTTTATAAACAACATTTATGTCTTGGTGTTTAGATTCGCCATTCATGATTATATCTATCATTGGAGTAATGTCTTCAAGATTAATAAAATCAAAAAATCTATCTTCGGGTATATGAAAATCTTGTCTGCTATGCGTGTAAATCTTCTTAAAGAACCTTCTTGGAGATTCAGAATAATGAAAAACTCCAAATAATCTAAGGTTGAAAAATCCTTCATACTGTCTTAGATCTTTACTAATTTGATTCTTAACGTAACCATAACTGTATTTTGGTTCACATTCAAATATATCAACTTCTTGCGCCATCATAACATCTTGATCAATGTCAAATTCGTTGCCTGAACCAAAGTTAATAAGACGTTTAAATCTATGTCTATTTCTAGTTAAATTGTCCCAAATTCTTAGATTGTCGCGCACTATGTCATCATTCAATTCTTTTTTAAGTGCTTGTATATTTTCTCTTCCGACCAACGCAGTATGTATAACTAGGTCAAAATAATTGTTATTGAAGAATGTATTAACGGCTTGTGTGTCTAGTAAGTCTACAATTGATCGATTACATTCAAATATTCTGTGTCCAATTTCTCTATAATATGAACAAAGAAATTTACCTATAAATCCGTTACTTCCTGTCACTAAAATCTTCATAACAATCCAATTTAAAATATTTCGTATACTTATTAGAATCATAATTACTAAGAAGATTTTAGGCGGGTATCTAATATGGCAATTGGTTTAACAAACGAACAAAGCCACGCACATTCAGTTAGTACATTGGAAATTTTGAATCGTTATCAATCCTATATGGATAACATCAAAAATGTAACCGACATGGGTTGTGGAATGGGGTTAGATGCTGAATGGTTCGCCACATTAACAAAGAAAGATGATAACTCACCGCGCAATATAAAAGTTAATGCAGTTGATTTAAATTTGGATACTACTCGTTTAATAAAGCATCCAAATATTACATACTATAAAGAAAATTTCAATAATAGTTCGATTACATCAAATAGTCAGGATCTGTTGTGGGCACACAATAGTTTACAGTATAGTTTGACTCCGTTTAATACTTTGATACATTGGCGTGAGATATTGAAAACTGATGGAATGATGTTTATTACTGTTCCTTATAATTTTAGAGTTTATAATAACAAAGAAACTCTAAGTATTGATACAACGTACACAAACGGGTGCTATTATAATTGGACAATGGGCAATTTAATTTTGAATTTAGTTTTAGCAGGATTTGATTGCAGAAATGGACACTTCAAAATTGATAAAGAACAAAATTGGTTGCAGGCCGCAGTATATAAATTACCTTTTAGACCAAAGCCATCCATAAATTGGTATGAATTATGTGATCAACAACTGTTGCCACTTACTATTGAAAATTCAATTAGACTAAATGGAAATTTTAATGAAGCAGATATTGTGGTAGAATGGATTGATAGGACACAATATATGCTGTCAATTTAGTGTAAAAAAGTATAAAAACCGTTGACTTTACCAACCGACTAATGTATATTAGATAAATAATAGACGGTTGTTATTGTGCATCAAAACACGTAGCACTATCTATTTTATACAACCCAGCTGATACAATAGTGTGTCAGTGCAGAACAAAAGGAAAGAGAAATGAAGAAACTATTTACAGCAATGTTTGCCCTCGTGGCAGGCGTATCAGTAGCAGCCGCTGCTGATCTACCATCCAAGAGTGCAGCCGCTGCTCCAGCAGTTTCAACAAGTGCTTTTAACCTAAGTGGATGGTACGCAGGTGGTTACGTCGGTGGAAACTTCGACGACACCAACAAGTTCAAGTACGACAACACTCCTAAGGTTCTTGGTGGTGTTGCTGGTTATCAGTGGAACAAGTACCTACGCACTGAAGCAACTTTAGACTATAACACTAAGGCTGCTCCAACTGCTACTAAGACTGGCGAAACCGCGTTTGCCAATGCAGTAGTAAGTTACCCAGTATTTGGGGTAACTCCATATCTCCTAGCAGGTGTAGGATATGGTTGGGGTTCATGGGATAAGGTCGTTGGCACAAACAAGGATCGTACCCTTTATAATGTTGGTGGTGGTGTTCGTTATGACATTACCAAGGCTTTCGAACTTGACGGACGTTATCGTTATATCGACGGTCTAACTGGCAAGAAGTTTGACAACAATCATGTTGTTACACTTGGTGTAAACTACAAGTTCTAATTTGAACTGGGTGAAAAGGTGCTGCTTATTGGTAGCACCTTTTTTCACGACTTTTATTTGACATTGTTTTTAATCCTGTTATATTAAAATTGTTAAGGAGATAATACGGTGAGAACTAGCAGTGAAATTGTTGAAGATCTTATTGATTCTTTAGAGAAGATGATCGATGCACAGGATGATATGTGGCAGGAAGAAAAACACTGCAATTACAGAGAACAGAACAAGATTCGAGAAGAAAAATTAGTTCCTGCTAAAGCAGAGTTCAAGGCTATGCTTGACGAGTATATCGATCGTCGAATTGAAACGTACTGTATCAAACACTTAATTACTAGGACCACCTTTGTAGGAGAACCTGAATGAAATTTGTTACTGTTATGGATATGTGGCTGCTGATCTGTAATATTGGTTTGCTAGGTTGTTTAATCTATGTTGTGCGTCAGTTAATTACCTTAGCAAAAGAATTCCAGGCATGGAAATATTCAGAAGTTGTTGACAAAGAGATGAAGTATGTTATACAATTAATTAAAGATGAAAGAGATAATTTAAAAGGCAGCATGAGTGATGCTGATATTGATATTAAAATTGAATTTTGCGATGACATTATCTCACAAATTGAACGTCGTAGAACCAAGAATATTATTGCAGCCACTCAATCAAAGTGATATATAGTATAGCAATTAGGGCCAGTAGCTCAACAGGGAGAGCGTCTGATTTGCATTCAGAAGGTAGCGGGTTCGAGTCCTGTCTGGTCCACCAATCAATTAGAAATAGGTTTCAATGAAGAAAATTAAAGTATTTTGGAATTTAAACGAACTTGCACATTGGCAAGCAGTAATGTCCCAGCAATGGGATTGTATGGTCAAAAGCGGTCTTATGGATGCCGCAGATCAAGTTATTTTAATGGGGAATGGACGTAAGCATACGTTTACTCCTATCATTGACGATCATCCAGAATATCCAAATCTTTGCTTTACTAGTGTTTGCGATAGTGCTGCATTGTTTGAATATCCTGCACTTACTTTTATGCAGGAACAGTGCAAGCAAGCAGAGGAGCCTTTTGCAATTTGCTATATTCATATGAAGGGACTAACACGCTGGGGCAATACTAATGTTGACGATTGGCGTCACTGGCTTAATTGGTGTGTGATTGAACGATGGCAAGATAATCTCAAGGCATTAGAAACACATGATACTAGTGGACCAAATTGGGAAGTAAATCCATGGCCACATCATAGCAGCAACTTTTGGTGGGCTAATAGCGATTATATTGCAAAACTTGAACCACTTGCACATCCACATAAACTTGTAAGTTTAAATGCTACTCAATTCAAAGGCCATGGGCATTGGAGATTTGATCATGAAGCATGGATTGGAACTGGTAAGCCAAATGCTTTTGAAATTGCTCGTAGTTTTGAAGAAGGCGGGATGCATTATACGCAACCATGGCCACGAGAACTTTATAGAGACGATTAAGTCCAGGATATATTAACTTGCCCTGCACCGCCAGCAGCAATGCCTGAACCAGAACTACCCCCTGTACCAACTGTAATAGGAACATTAGTTCCTGAAGGTAATTCTGCAGGGGTATATGTTTTTCTTGCAAACCCACCACCACCGCCACCTGGACGATAACTAGTTGCAGGATATGGTGATCCATCGGAAGTATTATATGCACTTGCGCCGCCGCCGGGGGTATTTCCTGGGCGCGATCCTTGATTTGTACCAGGCCATGCGCCACCGGTGCCGCCACCATAACTTAATCCGCCTGCATTACCTCCGTTATACCCACCATTAGCACTAAATGCCTGCCCGGATTCATTTTGATCTCCTCCACTTGCTCCGCCGCCATATCCTGTAGAGAAGCCCTCACCTTTAAAGCATGATAAGGTAGTAGTTGGTAATGTTACTGTAGTGCCGGCTCCGTCGCCGCCCCCTCCACCACCAGCCCATGCTGCAAATGTTATTGAATTACGATAAAGTGGAACAGGCCAACTAGTTGAACCTGGAGTTATAACTGTACTGCCTGCACCTGCTGGATCGGTAATTCTTTTATTGTAAAAATCACTAAATTTTAAATTAGTTGAAGCAAAGTTTCCCGTAGTAAGAGTACCATCCAAATACCAACCTATCCCTCTTTTATTGCCCATATTATTACCGGAAAATTCAGCAGCAATCTCGGACAGTTTTAAAGGTGTACCAGAAGCATGTATTGTCATTCGCTATTCCATTTTATAATATTTAGCAGGTTGACAATATCCAATTTGACAGTACTATAGCAATATGAGAAACAACACACTTATCCATACAGAACTCACTGAAGAACGTGTCATGTATCTTGTTGAACTTGCACGTGAATACTGTAAATCTCGCAATTTGGATGAGGATTGTTATATCCAATCCATGCTTAATCCTGACAAGATTGGCAATCACGATGCTGGTCAAATTATTGAACTGCTTATTAAATACACAAAAGATTGGCTAGATCGTAACTAAATTTGTTACAATTTGTAACAGTATTTGTTACAAAAATATCAGTTGACGTATATGCTACCGATGCTATTATGTATTATAGGGAATGAGGAGAGCAGCATGTCTTACGTCGTTTACAATGTTGGTACCACCCAAACTGAGAACGAGAAGCGTTGGGGTCGCGAGACTTACAAGACGCTTGCTGCTGCTAAAGCCGCCCGCACCAGAATGATTAAGAAGTGGAAGTATGAGCCTACGCAACTTGCAATTGCAGAAGTTGCGTATTATACGCAGAATATTGCTGCTACTGTTACACGCACTAATTTGATGACGGGCAAAACCTATCAGGAAAGCGTTAATACTCCGCTTTGTTGCTCTCCCGCTAGCGAAACGTACTGGAGCATGTAACGGTATTTGTTACAAAAATATCAGTTGACATATATTCATTTGAGCGTATTATGTGTATATAGGCAATGAGGAGCCAAACATGTCCAACGTAATCAAAGTTGACTTCCGCAATGGCAAAATGAGCGAGCGCGAACAGTACCTCAATTACCTCGCTACAGAACTTGATGAGATGGATTTCCAAGATTTTGTAGAAGCAGTAAACGATCCTGATGGTGCAGTCTACCGCAATTTGGACGAAGATATGCAAGTTTTGGTCACTGCTTTTTTCGCCAAAGCAGGTTGACGTAATAGCATAAGGTGCTATTATATAAATGTAATCCAAACACAACGAGGTTCAAAATGGCTAATGTGCTTATTAAGTCGGGAACATATCGTAATGCTCCCATCGTCAACATGTCCTTCCCGCTGGTTAAGGATTATCAAGAAGGTGCTAAGGGAGGTTATGTGACAGTAGATGGTACTTCAATGGGTCGTGATCGCATCCGCATTACAGTTGAGCCTGATCAGTATGAGATTGATGGACAGGTCACTGCTCCTATTGCTGCTGCTAAGGTAGAAGAGAGCGACGAAGCCATTATGGAGCGTATCGGTGAACGCTTTGACATTATGGATTCGATGACCCAAGCAGTTGTCGACGGAGTTGTGCGCTCAATGATTGTTGTTGGCCCCCCGGGTGTTGGTAAGAGTTTCAATGTTGTCAAGAAACTTGAAGAGGCTAACCTCTTTAACATGATTGGTGGCGACATCCGTTTCGAAGTGGTCAAGGGTGCTACTACTGCACTGGGTCTTTATGCTAAACTTTACGAGTATAGCAAGGAAGGCGATGTGCTTGTGTTCGATGACTGCGACAGTATTTTGATGGACGAACTTAGCCTCAATATTCTTAAGGCAGCATTAGACACCAACAAGAAACGTACCATTCACTGGAACAGTGACAGCAAGTTGCTTCAGCGTGAGGGTATCCCCAACAAGTTTGACTTTAAGGGTGCTTGCATCTTTATTACTAACATTAAATTTGACAGCATCCGTAGCACTAAACTGCGTGATCACTTGAGTGCGCTTGAGTCTCGTAGCCACTACATTGATCTTACAATGAATACTATGCGTGATAAGATGTTGCGTATTAAGCAGATTGCTCGCACAGGTGAACTGTTTAAGGGTTACAATTTTGAGAACAACGAAGAGCAAGAGATTTTGACCTTCATGGAAGAGAGTCAGACTCGACTGCGTGAAATGAGTCTGCGTTGCGCTGTAAAGTTGGCTGATCTGCGTAAGACTATGCCTATGAACTGGAAGCGTACCGCTGAAGTTACGCTGATGAAGAACGCTTTCTGAGGAGTGCCAAAATGCAAAAGCTCACTGATATCGTCACAGCATCCAGATATGTTGTTCAGCGTATGGGTAAAGGTTATGCAGAGTTTTATTCTCAAAAAATTTCAGTAGCAGTAGAAGTTATGTTGGATCATGTTTCCATATCCAATCCAGTTAAGATTGAAATTGTTGGATTGGGTAAGAAAACTGTACAAGTTCTAACTAAAGAAAACATTATACGAGTGGATTATTTGCATTTTAATTCTGGTTCGTTGTTGGAGGATATTGCGTGGGCACTTCTTGAAATTGAAGGCGATAAGAGTAAAAATCCTGTAGAAGATGCATTGTATCTTTCACTTGAACTAGATCACGATCCTAGATATGATGGAATTTATAACTGAGGAGAACTAAAATGGTGCGTCGGTATAATACTGAATTTCGTGTGTGGGAAGTAGGTTACTGGGTCAACGATACGCTGTTCCGTATTGTTGACCTTGTGCGGGACTATGATGAGCTTGATATCTACAGGGAGCCAGCGTGAAAGACTTTGAATTTTGTGACCGTGTAGGTAAATGGTATCGTCCATGTGACTGGACTACTGTGTCTGACTACAAAGGACCCAGCAAAGCTCTAAAGCGTCACGCTGATTTGACATGGGATATACCTTTGCCAATGGCAGAACTACTGATCGAAACTGAAACTTACGTTGGCGCATTTTGTCAGACATGCGGTAAGTTTATCAAAAAGGATGGAACAGATGGAACAGAATAACGAACAGCCGTGGAACTATAGTTTTAATATACAGCAGAGTTGGCCTAAGAACAACTGGGCAACTGAATGGTTTACACAGGACGACATTACTGAACTCCATATGATGGTACAGGATTTGCTTGAGTGCGATGTTGAACAGAGTGCTAATGCTGATGCAGTTAATATGCTTGGCAACATTGGAATCAAGTGTTAAATATTATGGAGATAGTTATGGACTATTGGATGATTGGAACATTGTTTGTATTGTTTATTGCCAATACTGTTTTACAATTTAGGTTAGGATTTTCACAGGGTGCAAAAGGCGGGTATGCTATTGGCATGTATCATGCAGTGGGGTGGCTTATGAAAAATAAGGCATTAGAATGTGAAAATAAAGACACTGGATTGCCAGCATCTGCTAGTGATGTTGTTGTGTATATTATTAAGAGCGATACATATAACGAATTTAAACTGACTGAGAAGTCAGATGACTTAAAGAAAATTGTTGAGGCTACATTAGATTAATAATCGATACTATCACCACTAACTATCGATATATTAAACAGGCAACATGTAATGTGTTGCCTGTTTTTATTTTGATTCTATCAACAACAGGATGTATATTAACAGGATGGCAAGTTGCAGAATAGTAATTCATGACGAAGTAAATTGTAAGGTTGAAGGACTTGATGTTGATATTCGACGTCGCCTTGTTGCAAAGTTCAAATACGAAGTTCCTTATGCCAGATACCTTCCTGCTGTTAGATTAGGAAGATGGGATGGAAAGGTTGCTTACTTTCAGTTAAGTGGCACAACTTATGTCAACTTGTTACCTGATATCATCGAATGGCTAACTGAACGCAACGTACATATTGATTTAGATGATCAAAGGCCTCCTACCCCGCAGTTTGACTTTATTGAAGTTGATGAAGAAGCATTCAGTGATGTTAAATGGCCTAAAGGACATCCTGCTGCTGGGCAGCCAATTATGCTACGAGATTATCAAGTTGAAATTATCAACAACTTTCTTGCCAACCCACAGTGCCTACAAGAGGTAGCAACGGGTGCTGGTAAAACAATTATGACTGCTGCTCTTAGTTATCAGTGTCAGGCATATGGGCGTACACTTGTTATTGTGCCCAACAAGAGTCTTGTAACACAGACTGAAGAAGACTATATCAATCTAGGGCTTGACGTAGGTGTTTACTTTGGTGATCGTAAAGACTACGGCAAGACACATACCATTTGCACTTGGCAAAGTTTGAATAATATCATAAAGAAAGAAAAAGAATCTGATCTTACAATGGCAGACTTTATTAAGGATGTTGTTGCTATTATTGTAGATGAAGTACATATGGCTAAGGCTGATGTGCTTAAAGCATTGCTAACAGAACATATGGGGCATATACCCATTCGTTGGGGACTAACAGGAACGATTCCTAAAGAACAATTTGAGTTTGTCAGTCTTAAGGTTGCTATTGGTGATGTTATTAATAAACTCAGTGCCAGTGAACTACAAGACAAAGGTGTGCTGGCTCAGTGTCATGTTAACATTATTCAAACTGAAGAGCATAGTGAGTTTACTGACTATCAAAAAGAACTTAAGTATCTAACAACTAATTCTGAACGATTAGATTATGTTGCTAAGTTAACAAGTGAAATTATTAAGACTGGTAATACTTTAATTTTAGTTGATCGTATTTCAGCAGGTGAAGAACTTGCTGCTCGTATACCCAACAGTATCTTTATTTCAGGCGATATGAAGACAGCGGATCGTAAAGGACATTATGATGAGATTGCAGATACTATGGATAGGACTATTATTGCAACGTATGGGGTTGCTGCTGTTGGGATCAATATACCTCGTATTTTTAATCTTGTTCTTATTGAACCCGGTAAGTCATTTGTTCGTGTTATCCAGAGCATCGGCAGAGGTATCCGCAAAGCGGCTGATAAAGATCATGTTCAAATTTGGGACGTAACTGGTAATTGTAAATTTGCCAAACGTCATTTAAATAAGAGAAAGCAATTTTACAAAGAAGCAAATTACCCCTTTACAATTGAAAAGGTAAACTATAAATGAAATTAGCAGTATGCGGCTGTAGTTTCAGTGCTGTTTCTCATCTTGAAGAATTCAAAGGAACACATTGGTCTGAAATTCTTGCTGAAAAGTTAAATGCAAGATTATATAATTTTGCAAGACAAGGTATTAGCAATAGCGTAATTAGATTGCAAATAAATGAAGCAATACGAATTAAACCAGACTGGGTTTTTATCAATGCTACAACACCTGAAAGAATTGAATTTCCAGTTGAAGATAAGAAGTATGATGTTAATTTAAGATTGAAAAATTTTAATTATAGTAAAGAAAATTACAACATGGTCAGCGAAACTATGTTTTCAATTATCGATAATCACCCTCATGAATACAGAAGAGAAAAGGTTTCTAAACACATAAGAGATGCAGTAGAACTTCATACTGCATTATTATTTGATCGTAAATGGCAAGAACAAAAAGACAACTGGATTCTAAGTAGTGGAGTTTGGCGGTTACATGATCTTGGTATTAAATTTTTCTATAATCCATGGACAATTAATCATCCAGCAGAACCTTTGCATAATTTACCAAAATGGTTTACTGAAAAATACTTTTTATCAACCGAGTTTAATCTTATGAACTTGTTTAATAGATTTGAAAAAGAACTAGTAAAGAGCCCTCCATATGATGTAGGGTATCATACTCCTGTTGAAGAACAACAGATAATCGCAGACAAATATTTAAATTTAATGAAATCAAAGGAATCTTAATGCGTATATTAACTGTAGAAAATACTGTATTTGAAATGACACAATTGCCTGACGAGATTACAGATTTGCGTTTTTGTGTATTGGATAATTCAAATCCTGCAGATCCAGATTACTTCTTTCTACCACTTGTTTTTCTTGAATCATTCAATGATCCAGCACTTGTATTAAAGATTGGCCCTCACACAATTAAGATGCCATATAATTGGAGAATATTAATTGGGGAAGCAGAGATTGGTGATCTCGAAGCATTACCACTTACTAAGTTAAATGATCGAGGATTTGAAGCATTCACATTTAATCCTCTTAAGAGTTTTAGAGCAGAATTCTTTCCAATCGAAATCACTGATGTTTATCAGGATGTTAAATGGTTCTTTCCAAAGTTAAGAAATGGGCAGTTATTGTGTGTGCCAATTAGCAGTGGTCCAAACCCTATATGTGCTTATTTTGTTAAAGACATTAGCAGAGCAAGCGAGTGTATTGACATACAAAAGATTGTATAGTATATTAAACTATGAACAAATTAACCATCGACAATGAAATGCGACAGTTTGACATAAAGAATCGAAACTTTTATGATGAACTGACTGATGATGAAAAGAAGAAGTTTAGCAACTATCTAATGTTGCGTTGGGGTAGTGCTATCAAAATCTCTAATAATAGAGATATACCTTCTGATGACATGGCTAGTTTTTATCTACAAGTTTTGAATCAACGTGTGAATAAGAACTTTTGGGCATTGAATAAGCATCCCAAATTGCAATGGTTATTAATGACTACTGTTAGTCCAAATGCAGGTGTTAACAAACATGAATGGATTGCCTTCAAAGGTAAAGTAGCAAAAAATAAAAGAGCACAGTTAATTGCTAATTTATATCCCACAATGAAGTTAGACGAAGCAGAAGTATTAAGTAGTCAACTTACTGATGAAGATTTAAAAGAATTGTTAACTTCACTTGGGTGGGAAGACAAAAAGATAAAAGAGGCGATTAATTAAAATTATGGATGTTAATGGATTACATATTGAATTAACAAATAAATGTACATTAAAATGTCCACGATGCGCTCGAACTACTTTTATTGATAAATTTGGAACTAGGCCTTGGAAAAACTATGAAATTGATAAAGAGACATTATTATCATTCTTAGATATAGATTTAACAAATGTTACCGTTAATCTTTGCGGAAATTATGGAGATCCAATTTATCACAATGATGCTATTGGTATAGTTAAAAGTTTAAAGTTAAAAAATGCTCGCATCTTTCTTACTACTAATGGCAGTTATAAGTCAAAAAGTTGGTGGGAGTCATTAACTAATGAGTTAACTTCTAATGATATGATTGTTTTTAGTATAGATGGAATACCTGATAACTTTACACAATACAGGATAAATGCCAATTGGGAATCTATAGAAACTGCAATTAAAACTGTTGCTGCAAGTAAAGTACAGTCATCTTGGAAATATATACCATTCAGTTTTAATGAAAATAATATTGATCAGGCTAGACATATTGCTCGAGATCTAGGGGTAAATGAGTTCATAGTTACTCCCAGTGATCGTTGGGATGAAAATGATTGGCTTAAATCAAAAAATTATGTTGGGCCAATACAAAATCAAAAAACTAAATGGGTAAACAGTACCAAGGACAATGAAATAAATCCAAAATGCTTAAAAAATAATGTACATTACATATCAGCAGAAGGATATTATATGCCTTGCTGCTGGGTTGGAGATTGGAGATTTTACTATAAAAGTGAATTCTTCAAAAATAAAAATCATTATGACATTAGCAAAACAACAATTACTCAATTATTATCGACGGAAAACTTGATTAATTTTTATAATAATATTACAATAAACAAATTAGAATATTGTACATTCAACTGTCCAAAATGATATAATAGGAGAAGATATGACAATTAAGACATTTTCAGTAGATCATCAAATTGGTTATGGATCATTAAATGATATTTACGGAGGCCAGGAAATGCGTATTCATGCAAATCCTGAACTGATACAGTTACTACAGTGGTGGAAGCATTGGGGTCCAGTATTTGCTGACAATAGTGCAACTGTACAGGATGCATTAGTGCAGGCTAGGGTATTGCATGAACTAGCCAAAGAACAAGATGGAAATCCTAAGACTTATGCGTGGACCGAAACAACTTTATGAAAGCAGATATGTCCAGTTTGATAGCAGAAGCAGTTGCAAACGCTAAAGAAGGCGATTGCAAATGTCAGTATTGCGGTAAAGGCTTTGTAAAAGAAAGTACTCTTACTGCACATCAATGCGAACCAAAAAGACGTGCTCAACAAAAAACAGAAATTGGAGTTAATCTGGGCTTCCAAGCATGGATTCGATTTTATGAATTGAGTCAAGGCAGTGCTAAGTTAAAGACATATGATGACTTTTGTAAGAGTCAATTTTATGCAGCATTTGTCAAATTTGGAAGATATTGTCATAGTATACGTGCTATTAATGCAACACGTTTTATTGACTATGTAATTAAGAATAATATAAAGTTAGATCATTGGTGTCGCGAGAAAATATATGATATATATTTGTTGCAGTTGCTAACAACTGAAGCCTGTCAGGACGCACTTGCAAGAGGAATCGAGCATATGCAAGAGTGGGCTGAAACAAATGGGAGTCAATATAATGATTACTTCAAGAGCGTATCAACCAATCGTCTCACAACCGATATTAGAAACGGTCGCATTAGTGCTTGGTGTTTGTACTGCTGCGACTCTGGTATTTTGGCTCTGGCTGAATTAAACCCAGAGCAAATTACATTAGTATGGCCATATATTGATAGTGATATATGGCAAAAGAAAATTAAAGACTATCCTGCTGATGCAGAGATGGCAAGGTATATCTTAAAAGAGGCAGGATTATGAACTACGGCGGTACTGACTTTCCTCCACCTTCAAAAAAATGGCATCCATGGCGTGCTAAGTTTCTGTGGACGCCAATGAAAATAGATGGTAAATGGTACTGGCTTAGAAACGTTCACGAGCGATTCCGTATGGTTTCGTGGGCAACCAGTAGTAGCGAAGAAATGTTTGAATATCAATATGCTGTTAATGTATTTGATCTTATGCAGAAAGACGCAGCGTGAAAAAGTTTAGTGCTGATATTGATATCGACTTTGCTGATAGAGAAGCAGTGTTAAAGCATATACAATATGTACCTGCTGCTATAAACCGTAATGGTGAATGGTCTAAACATAATACTGGCATCTATGTTAACCCGATACCTTTTAATCCCATATCAAAAATTGCTAACATTGATTATCAAGAAGCAGAAGATATGGGGTATATTAAATTAGATTTATTGAATGTACATGTTTATAGTCACATTCGAAATGAAGAGCACTTAGATCAATTGATTGCAACTGAGCCAAAATGGGAATTATTAAATGATAGAACCTTCGTTGAGAAACTTATACATATCGGCAATCATTTTGATCTCATCCATCGTATGCCTAATCCTATTATTTCCATACCTCGCATGGCTATGTTTCTTTCTATTATTAGGCCTGCAAAGCGTCATCTCATAGGATTGACATGGAAGGAAGTTGCTAAAACAATTTGGGATAAACCTACAGATGACAGTTATTTCTTCAAGAAGAGTCATGCTATCTCATATGCACAATTAGTTGCTGTTCACATGAATTTGCTATCCTAACTTACGAACTAATTGTACAACTCTTCGTTTAGTGCGTTTATTTGCTAAATTGGCAAGACTTACAACATGACCTTGTTGTTCTTTAATATCTTTAACATTTAACGTCACTAAACTGTATCTGAATTCACTCCAGGATTCTTTTAGAAAAATGTTAATGGGAATAAGTCTATTACTTTCCCACCACCATATGTCTGCTTGTTCCAAAAATGATTTTTTGTGTTCTTCTGTTTTTAGTTTATTAAATGCATACATGCTGACAATATCACCGTCATGATTTTGTATAACACCAACATAGTCACTATGTGTGTACTTAATAAAACTTAGGAATGGATAATTTTCTAACAATTGTTCTAAACTCAATGGCATAAATATTGGGAGACGGGGTTCAAAGTGCAATCAATCTCAGGATATTTATATAATCAAACCATAGACGTGGTTATTATTTTGGACTCATTACCCAACAGGGAGAATACTCTGGTGTACGCAAAGCCTTTACAAATTTTCAAAGGTATCGATAATAAGATTAAGTTGTTGGTTAAAAATCAAGATCAGAAACTCCAGAGTCTGTTGGATACAAATATTATCTTTAATTTAATCGATAGTGCAACAAGTGAATTGATATTCTCTCGCAAAGTTAACATATACAGCAGCGACAAAAAAGGTGCTGCTTATCTAGTATTAGATAGAATGGATCTTAATGATCTAACAGCAGGCATTTATAACTATAGCATTCAACTTATTTCAAGTGAAGGTGAATATACAATTCTTTATGCTGATGACAACTATAATGCACAAGGGCAAGCACGAGTAGTTGAAGGAGTGTATCCAACATTCCAACCAAGTCTACAGCCAAATTTAGGACCTTTTTATAATAATAATCCAAACAAAGCAGGATACAGCGACAACAGTTATGTTTATAGTGACGTTATGGAAGTTATTAACAGAACTAAAACTAGAGATGTCCAGCAAACTGTACAATATAATGCTACCGGATTCACAGGTACTGTTTGGACCGAAGGTAGCCTGAGTGCCACATTAACTGCATATCCTGATGATTGGTTTTCAATCAATGATCGTCAGTTTATTGATTTTACAGGTTGCATATATGATAACTTTGATGGTAAGTTTGGGTTAATCAGATTCAAAATTCATACTGAGAGTGGCACACTCAACAAGATACTTTACAGACCATAATAATTCTGTTATAATACAGTATGTTTGAAATCCAGCAGGAAATCTTATCAGCATGGACTAGTCGTCGAAAGACTAAAAGTACTGCCACAGGATGGATTAGTGCTAATGCTGTCTGCTGTCATCACAATGGACAAACTGCTGATCAGCGTGGGAGAGGCGGCATGCTACCCACTCAAGAAAGCGGGGTCAGTTATCATTGTTTTAATTGCGGGTTCACTGCTGGATGGCAACCTGGTCGTCGTATTACGCTGAAGATGCGTAAACTACTAGGATGGATGGGAGTAAGCGAAGATGAAGTAAGACGCCTTAGTTTATTTGCATTAAGCAACTTAGATACAAGTTTAGATTTCAAAAAAGAAGTTATTAAAGAACTTCCAAAATTTGAATGTAAAGAAGTTTGTCCTGGACATGATCTATTAGATTGGTTTATCATGCAGGATGTAAGCAATGAAGATATAGAACAAGCAATGAAAATGCTTGATTATATAGACTCAAGAGGACTTGAAAATAAAATTGAATACTTTAAATGGCACAATGATAAAACTACATCAATGTATAATCGTGTACTTGTGCCATTTACATGGTTAGAGCAGCCCATGGGATATAGTGGCCGTAGTATTGTTCCAACTAAGAGAAAATATTATACAGAACATCCTCCTCATTTTGTATTCAATTACGATAAGCAAAAAGAAGATTCTAAGTTCTGTTTAATTGTTGAAGGTATTTTTGATGCAATTGCAGTTGATGGACTATCAATATTAACCAACGAATGCAGTGAATCGCAGGCACATATCATCGATAGTTTGAACAAAGAAGTCATTGTTGTTCCTGACAGAGATAAAGCAGGGCAGTCTTTGATAAGAGATGCTATGGAATATGGATGGAATGTTGCTTTCCCAGACTGGGAACCAAATATCAAAGATTCGTCAGATGCTGTACAAAAATATGGACAATTGTTTACTATGCGTAGTATCTTGAATAGTGTTGAAACAAGCAATCTTAAGATTCAATTGATGATGAAGCGTTGGATTGATAACTGACGTATTTTTGAAACAGTTTATTGAAATCAGGCAGATTATCGGCTTTTGGCGCACATAGTCCACACAAGCAAATTTTCTTAGCACATTTGATAACGGGCATCTCTTTACCCATCATATTTTTTAAATTATCTATCATTAAGTCTGCTTGATCAATATTACCAATTGGCCCCACAGTTCCATCAAATTTCATACGACAATCTTTATTATGAAATACTTCTTTAGAAATCTGTCTAATATAAAGGAAGAACCAGTTAACACTACAGTTCCAACCTTCAAAATTATTTTTAATGAAGAAATTTCGTTGTTTAAAATTGCCGTCAGTGCATACTTGCCTGCCACCGCAACATGCCCTTCCCACTTTAGACATGTTAATATCATTGTCGTTATCAATTTTAATTTCTTCTGTTTTATAGGATTTATCGTTGTACAATTGGTTCAGCCAACTTACTTGTTCTGGTGAATATAATACATCGTCGCTATATCTTTTGTCCAACTGTCTAGGGAGATAGTCAACTTTATTTTCTTTGCAGAATTCAATCATACTAATTGCATCGTCAAAATGACTAGGATTCATTAGTACAATAACTCGTACTGTTGCACCTGCTGCCTTTAAATTTAGTATATTATTTCTAAATTGAGTTTTCTGTTTTTGATTTGCTTCTGTGTGATAACTTACAGTCCAGTAATCAATCTTATCTTTTAATTTGTTAATCAGTGACTTTCCTGCTACCAAGTTGGTAGTAGTCTGTACAGTTAGCGTCCAATCGTTTTCAAACTTCTTATATTTTTCTCTAATTGTTTCGTATATGGTTATAATGTCAGGATGAAAAATGCTTTCGCCGCCATATACATTCAGAATGACTTCTTTAGCCCATTTTGGTTTGTTCTGCATATAGATGTTGACATATTCAAACATAAAATCTATAGTTTTTAAACATTCACTAAGTGGAGGATGCTGGGTACTATTATCATGATACATTGATCCGCAATAACTACAATCCAAATTACAACGTAAAGTAATCTCCCAATCTAATAGAAAACTAATCTTATTCTTGGGATCAATGGCAGGTTCAACTGTATGCATTAGGTACTTATTGTAGCGATATATAATGACTTGCAGTTCATGATAAGTGTATAATAGTAGCAATGGCAAATAATTACGAATCCGGTATACAGAAGTTATTTTTGGAAATGATGGTACAAGACAGTCAAAGTTTTGTACGTGTTCAAAATATCTATAACATTGAGAACTTTGATAGAAGTTTACGATCTCCTGCTGAGTTTATTAAGACTCACTGTGAGAAACATAACACCATGCCAACATTTGAGCAGATTAATGCTGTATGCAAGAGTGATTTGCAACCAGCACCTGGACTCAATGAAGAACATTATAATTGGTTCCTAGAAGAGTTTGAAGGATTCACCAGACAGAAAGAATTAGAACGTGCAATTCTTAAAGCAGCAGACTTACTGGAAAAAGGCGAATATGACCCTGTTGAGAAACTAATCAAAGACGCAGTCCAAATCAGTCTCACTAAAGACATGGGTACAGATTACTTTGCTGATCCTCGAGCCCGTTTGATGCGTATTAAAGATAATAATGGGCAAGTATCAACAGGTTGGATTACGTTAGACAAGTTACTTTATGGTGGATTTAACAGAGGCGAACTTAACATCTTTGCAGGCGGCTCTGGTAGTGGTAAGAGTTTGTTCATGCAAAACATCGCAGTCAATTGGATGCTTGCAGGACTCAATGGTGTTTACATAACACTAGAACTTAGTGAAGAACTTACTTCAATGCGTATTGATAGTATGATTGCAAACATCAGCAGTAAGGATATCTTTAAAGAAATTGATACTGTTGATATGAAGATTCGTATGGTTGGCAAGAAAGCAGGTAACTTGCAGATCAAGTACATGCCAGCACAAAGCAACGTAAACGATATCAGAGCATATTTAAAAGAACTACAGATTAAAACTAATACCAAGTTGGACTTTATCATGTTAGACTATATGGATCTACTAATGCCAGTTAGTGCAAAGGTTAGTCCCAGTGATCTGTTCGTTAAAGACAAGTATGTTGCAGAAGAAGTTCGTAATCTTGCAAAAGAGTTACAGATGTTATTGGTTACTGCAAGTCAGTTAAATCGTGCAGCAGTTGAAGAAATTGAATTTGATCATAGTCATATCTCAGGTGGTATCAGTAAGATTAATACAGCAGATAACTTGTTTGGTATTTTTACAAGCAGAGCAATGCGTGAGCATGGTCGTTATCAACTACAGTGTATGAAAACTCGTAGCAGTAGCGGTGTTGGGCAAAAAGTTGAACTACAGTTTGACATTGATACATTGCGAATTATGGATGCTCCTGAAGATGACAATGGTATTGCTAAGAAACCAAGTAGTATAATGTCACAAATTAAACAACAAACTATTCTACGCCCTCAAGAAAAACAAGAGGCTCCTAAAATCACAGCCGAAGTAAACAGTAGTAAATTGAAGCAGATGTTAGCCAATATTAAAAGTAACCAGTGATGCTTCTTTTTACAATAAATAACTTGGGGATTATTCTTGCGTAAGTCTACTCGTAGTATATTGGATGAAATTAGTAATATTGTTCCAGACCATGATCGCAACTTTGTGATTGAGAGTAGAGCAACGCATATTATTAATTCTGCTATTAATTTACTTCGTATGATCAATGAATCATACGAAGGCGACGATGCTTCTGAGTTAGAAAGAAGGCTAATAAATAGTATTAGAAATAAAGATCCTAACAAATTTATTAGAGGACTCAGAAGGATTCGTAATGAAGATAAATGATATTGTTTTAAACGAAGAATCTTTAAATGAGGGTCCTTGGGACGTTATTAAAGGCGCCGCAAAAGGCGCTTGGGCCGGAGCAAAAGGACAAGTTGGTCAGCAAGGTCAAATTAATAGACAAAAAGCCGAACATGAAAAAGAAATAACCAGCAATAATAGTATTCTTTATAGAGATTGGATGGGCAAGATTGAACCTCAACTTCAAAATAAAGATCCCAAGTATTATTATTCACAGTTAAAAAAGTTTGTTACTAGTCAGTATGGGGGTGGTGTTGGAGGTGTTGATCCCACAGGTATTGCAAATAATGTACAGGATCCCACAACTATAGATGATGCAAGTATTAAAAGTGTAATTAATCAAGTTACTAGAAACTACTTTGCTAAGAAAGCAGGTATTGAAAATCCAGCAGCACCTGCTGCACCAGGAACTCCACCCGCTCCTCCCAAACCAAGTGCAGGAAGACAAAGAGGGCCAAACGGAAGATTTACATCTAACAAACCATCAGAACCAACTGGCACACCACCTGCTCCTGCACCAACTGGTACACCTAAGAAAAGAACTGCTAAACCAGGTACTCCACCTGCTCCTGCACCAACTGGTACACCTAAGAAAAGAACTGCTAAACCAGGTACTCCACCTGCTCCTGCACCAACTGGAACACCACCTGCACCAGCAGCAGCGCCAGCATCATTTGATTCAGTAAAGCAATCATTAGGCGGCTTATCTACTAAAGAAAAACAGAAGATTTTAACCCAGTTATTAAGCGATTTAGGTACTTCAGTTAGATAAGCATTTTTTGTTCACAGTCATAAATATTAACAGCGGTACAATCGCAAATATTTGGAGAAATTAAAATGGCAGCAGATCTAAAATTAGAACGTTCAAATGGTTCTGTAACTATTGGTGAGTTCGTTGGTAAGGATTTAGTATTCCTAAATGTAAGCAAGGGCTCTGCAATTTCAGCAGCAAACCTTGAATCATATGTTCAGGGTATTGAGCAGATTTGTTCAGTACTAACTATTGGTAGCAGCTTTACTGTTGCATCAAGCACTAGTGTTAACATGGTTGTTGATGGTCTAGACACAACTGGTGTTTACCCACTAGCAAGTGGTTCAACTGGAACATATCTTGATCGTCTAAGCGAACTAACTGGTGTTACTGTAACAGCAGCAACTTTCTAATATTATATAAATTATTATCGAAGGGGCATTTAGGTGCCCTTTCTTTTTGACTGAATTACATAAATATTAACAGCGTTAATCGCAAATATTTGGAGAATTAAGATGGCAGATTTTTATCGCACAAATGGAAGCGTTGGTTCAATTGGAACTTTCGTAAGTTTCATTGGCAAGACACCTAAGGCTTTTGGTATTAAGGTTGCTGGTACAGCAGGTGCTAAGGATGTAAGTGGTGAACTTGGTCCTAACGATGCAATGCAGGGTATTTTCAAAGCACTCAGTTCAAATGCAACTATTCTAGCATACCAGATTGAAAACAATTCAACTGGCAACGTAAGTGTTCTATTAGAAGGCGCCGACAACCTTACTGCAAATAACATCCGTGACATCATCCGCAATGGTGGTAATGGTGCAGGTGGCTATGGTAATAGCAGCCCACTATTTGATGCAGGTCAGACACTTGTAACTGATGTTGGTTTCAAACTAGCAAATTCATAATAGTAGTAAAACGCTTTTGTGTTTATGAAGGGGCAATTTTGCCCTTTCTTTTTGACTAAGTTTCTTACAAATAAGTAAGCAGTGATAAATTTCCCTAGATATACTTGTTATACATTGTTTGATATTCCTAGTAGTGGCACAAGGTCTACTATTAGAAATTGGAATACTCTAATACAAATGTTAAGTTTAAAAACGCAACCATTTATAATTGATTTTCCAACGTTCGAAGTTACTGATTTATCAAAATACAAATTTGGAAAAGTATATAAGGGAAAACAAAAAGTTTGGAGTTTTACTTTTGAAGTTGAACATCCAGATTTGTTTGTAGGAAATGGTAATCCAATTGAAAAATTATTGGAAGATACTGATTTAATTCCCATGTTAGATTATAATAATATAATTGTTCCTCCCTGTTGCTTACGTTCTCGCGGCGATACTTGTAACATATACTATGCTTATAATATTATCGATATAATAAATAATCCATAGGATGTAACATGAGCAACACAACATTCACTACCCCAACTGATATTGAAAGAGAAAGTTTAGAAGCTCATGTCGAGTTGTGTGCTCAGCGATATGATTCTATGAAGGGTAATATGGAGAGAATGGAAGAACGTCTCACCAACCTGGAAGTAATGGTAAAACAGATAAAAGACATGTTGGTAGAAAAAGAAAATCAGGCTTATAAAAAAATGGTTAGTATCGGCTTTACCGTAATTGGCTCACTTTTAACAACACTTATTGGCTTAGGAATATACATGGCAAAATTACCTCATTAATCTTGCTATGCAGAACTTGTTATGCTATATTAAGTTATGGCTACAAAACAAAAACTGAACAAGATAGAGTCTTTTGTTAAAGACCAAGTAACTGCAACAAAGTCCTCGATAGTAATTATTGAAAACAAGAAAGGATATAAGGTTAATAACTTAAATGTCCTTCCTAAAGATTCAGTATGGTTGATCATCGACCCTGCTGGCAAAGAGATCTCATCTTTTAACTCTGCTAGAATGGCAATACTATCTGCTGCACTACACGTTAAGAAGAAAATGAATCATATTCAGTTTACTCAGTTTTATGATAGACAACTGCTAAATTTGAAGCATGATAAGATGTTGTTTGAAAGTAAGATATCAAATAACTTCAGAACTGAAATTTATGAAGATAGGTTAAGTCGTACACTAACAGACCTCGATTTGTTGAATTCACAAATATCGGAATTAGAGAAATCTGTCGGATTGCAATAAATATACTAAACGAGGATTTTAATCATGATCGTCAATGAATTTGGCAAAAACATAACAAGCCGCGATTTAAACAACCAATTACAGGGTGTTTATAAGTGGCGCCTTAATTTAAGAGAAATGAGTGAAATGGACGCTCATAATACTCTAAACAAAGTTTCTAATAAGATTAGAACTATTAAGACTAGTAGCCTAGCACATCAAGCAGAGCGTAATCCACAGTACATGGAAGCATTGCTTGTAAGCCAAGTTCTAGAGACATGGTTAAATGAGCGTCGTGAGATGCTTGCAGAACGTACTCTTAGCCCAGGTGAAACTAAGAAGCGTGAGAAGTATGTCAAAGGCATGAAGAAAGTTGCTGGCGACTTTGACGAGCGTTATGGTAAGCGTGGCAAGGACGTAATGTATGCTACTGCTACTAAAATGGCAAAGAAAGAATCTGTTGACGAAGCAATGAATATCCTAAAGAGTGTACTGTCTGGTTCTATGCAGTTGAACGAAGGTGAAGTTGATCATGCTTCTGCTATTGTTGCTGCTCGTGGTATGGTTGATGAAATCCAGAAGATGGTTGAAAAGATCAGCGGAATGGTAAACGAAGAACTTCCTCCACTAATGGATACAATTCGTGACCGTGTTGGCGCTGATCAGGCTGCTGCATTTGGCGCCGCTGCTACACAGACACTAACTCCTCTACTTGATGCTGTAAGAGCAGCAAGAGAAGGTATGGATGGTGCTGCTCGTACAGTTGCTGGTGAAGAAGCCGCTGCTCCAATGCAGCCAGGTGCTGATCTTAGTACACCTCCTGCGGGTCCTGATATGGGTGCAGAAGCACCTGCTCCTGATATGGGTGCAGAAGCACCTGCTGATGCTGGTGCAGAAATTCCACGTGCTGATGACATGGCTACTAGCGATGCAGCAGCAGGCGGCACAGAGACTATGGGTCGCGGATTAAGAGCATAATATGAAACTGTTGGAGATTGCGCCAAACTTTGTAATGGGCCAGGCAGGTACGTTAATGACTGTTCTCCAACACATCGAAAACAAACTAGGAAAGGGTGCAAAAGTACCCTTTCAGCCTATTGCAAATTTCATGCGTAATGTTGGATTTGCCATGACATTTGATGAATTTATGTCTATGTACAATAATGATCCGCGTATACAAAAATTGATATCGGGTACACCAAGTGACAATGAAATCATTATTGGTGAACCAGTTACTGATGTGCAGGGCGATGGGGAAGAAAACGGTGATGCCAAGGTAAATCAAATGGCACAATCTGCTGCACAAAATATTAACCAGCCTGCTTAATAAATATTAGATGCTATTAACAGATCTCTTTGAGTCAGTGTCATCTATCGTGTATCATTCGACACGTTTATATAATGCTGCTCAAATATTAAATGATGGGCGTTTTAGACTTACTGCAAGTCCTGGTACTGATACTGAACGTAAATTACAACGTGGAAATAAACAGTACTATCTAAGTACCACACGTAGTAAAGTTGGCGATTACACCTTACACAATTTCTACAAAGATGGTGTTGTATTTGTCCTAAATGGTGATTGGTTCAATTACAATTACAAAGGCGGCCCTGTTGATTACTGGGGTGGTAATAGATTAAAATCAAGTGAAGTAGGTCTTAAAGGTCGGTATAGTGAAATGGAAGATCGTGTATTCAGCGACGAACCATTTATCCCACTTCCAAAAGATCCAAAAGAATTAATAAAAGCAGTTCATATATTATATAAGCCTGACGACGATGCACAACGCAACCAATATATGCGTACTGTATTGACAAAAACAAAACTGATGGGTATTCCGCATTATGTTTATAATGACGATGCTGCATTTGTATTACAAGATACACGCAAAGCAGTTCCAATAACAAAAGAGTTTATTGCTAGTTTAGCGAATCCTGAGGTACAAAAAATAGGTACAGGTTGGCCCAGTCGACAGCCGACAGATTGGCTTAAAGGTTGGCGTGAAGTTTATTTCATAAATGAAAAGCCCAAGTTGAGTAAAGAAGGAAAACGAGTATTGGATAGAGTTCTCTATAGTACTAGAGATGCTTATAATGGGTTAAGTGCTGATATTCATAATGTTAAAGCCAAAGCAGATCCAGGATTAATTAAATTATTAAAAATCTTCAAGAAGATGGGCATATCCAGTAGTAATCAGTATGTTGACGCAATGAAAGAAAAGTGGGCGCCAATTTACAAAAAATATGATGACGAGTATTGGGCAGAAGTGAAACGTAAGCGTGAGCAGGAAGAGTTAAATAATAAAAACGGATAATAACGATGATTTCAGCAACTAGTTTAAGATCACAAATACAAGGCGATGTAACGGTAGAAACAGAAATCTATCTAATCAATATGGCTATTCTCGCAGGAGTAGCAAGCGGGCTTACTAGTGTTGTTCTTAATATGGATACAGAAACTTCCATTAATGGATCAACTGTTACTGGATCACCAATGACTACAAATGGAACGTATCTCAGCACTTGGTACGGAACAATTGATAGTAATTGGCAAGTAATTGAAATGAATAAAGTTGTTGACTATTTTACTAAGTTAGGGTATACTATAAGTCGTAAAAGCGATGACATGGAACACCTATATTGGCAGATAACCTGGTAAGATTCAAAGAACAATTTAACTACACCCCAATCAACAGAAAACAAACAACTGAAGGGCGTAAGTATGTAACACCCAATGGCGATGCTGTTGCAAGTGTAACAACTATACTTGATAAAACAAAACCTGAAGAACGAAAACAGGCTCTTCAAGAATGGCGTAATCGCATTGGGCATAAAGAAGCACAGGCAATTACTACCGAAGCAGCAAGCCGAGGTACAAGTATGCATAGTCATTTAGAACACTGGCTTGCATTTGGCGAGATTCAGAATAAAAGTAATCTTGTTCATCAGCAGAGTGGCAAGATGGCAACGAGGATTATCGAAGAATACTTAGATCCTCATCTAGATGAATGGTGGGGAAGTGAAGTTGGTTTGTATTATCCTCAACTATATGCGGGCACAACTGATCTTGTTGGCGTCTATAATGGCGTACCCAGTATTATTGACTTTAAGCAAACTAATAAAACTAAGAAAACAGAATGGATTGAAGACTATTTCCTCCAAGCTGCTGCGTATGCTGCTGCTCATAATGCTGTGCATGGCACAGATATTCAGCAAGGTGTTATTTTAATGTGTAGCAAAGATTTTCAACCCCAAAATTGGGTAATTGATCTATCTGAGTATACTAACAAGTGGTGGGACAGAGTTTGGGAATACTATTCTAACATCTAATCTCACTAAATATATCAAAGTGAGATTAATAAATGGCTATCGTAAGTATCTCAAGAATTCAACATCGCAGAGGTTTGCAACAGGATCTGCCAACTTTATCAAGTGCAGAGTTAGGTTGGAGTATTGATCAGCAGAAACTTTATATTGGTAACGGAACTATCAATGAAGGTGCTCCTAGACTAGGCAATACTGAAATATTAACAGAATACAGTGATGTATTGACTCTTGCCAAGACATACTCTTATAAAAATCAGGATGCAGGATATAGTCCAACTACTGGTGGTAAAACTAGTAAGTTTAATAGCATAGCATTTAATGGTCTTAATCTTTATGTTGCTGTAGGCAATAACGGCGCAGTATTAACAAGTGCTGATGCAGTTACTTGGTCACCCGTTTACGCCAACACAACTAAAACTCTAAATGATATTTGCTTTGGTAATGGATTATTTGTTGCTGTGGGTGTTGATGGTACGATTATAACCAGTGAAGATGGTATAACTTGGACCAAATCTATCAGTACTGCATTAATTAATCTTACATCGGTTGTCTTTGCTGGTGATTCATCACCTGGAAGTTCTATTAATAATTTCGTAGCCACTAGTACCACTGGACAAATCATCATTAGTCCAGATGCAAGTGCATGGGTAACTACACCTAGCGTAGTAAGTGTGAACTTACATAGTGTTGCATATAAAAATAATTTTCTAGTTGCAGTTGGTGACGAAGGTACCATCTTAACCAGTATCGATTCAATTACTTGGACTGTTCAAGATAGTCCAACAATGTATAATTTAAAAACAGTTAGTTATGACTACGATCAATGGATCATAGCAGGTGAAGTAAGTGTTGTCTTAATAAGCATGGATGGTATAAACTGGGGATATGGATATACTGATACGTTTAGAGCAGCCGCAAAGTCCTCTTCTAACATTACTGTTTTTGTTGGTGATGGTGGTGTAATTTATAAAACTAGTGATATTAATTTAACTATGTGCAATAGCGGCACAAGTGAAAATCTATATGATATAGTTTATGCCACAAATAAATTTGTTGCAGTGGGTACATCAGGTACTATTATAACTAGTACAGATGGTGTTACTTGGACGTCTGTAACTAGCGGTACAACAAATGATTTGAATAAGATTGTTTTCAACAGTACTACCAATCGATTTGTTATTGTTGGTAACAGTGGTACTGTTTTAACTAGTTCTACTGGATTTGTTTGGGTTAGCCAAAATAGTGGCACAAGTCAAAACCTTTATGGAATAGATATTTGGAACAGTGCAACTTATATTGCAGTTGGTGCAAATGGTAAGATCATAACAAGTCCTAACTCCTATACATGGACTTCTAGAGTTTCAGGTGAAACTAATGATTTAGAAAGTGTAACAGTTGCTAATTTAGGCGGCGGAACTTTCAAAGCAGTAGTAGTTGGAACAAGTGGAATTATTTTAACCAGTGATAATACTGGATTAAATTGGAATAGTCATTTAAATCCAAGTAATGAAGACTTACACAATGTGAAATATTTTTCATGGACTTATAATGCCAGTTCATATACTGGATATTTTGCAATAGGTAATAACGGTACTCTTCTTTATAGTGCTGATACTACTGCATGGGAAGTATTACAATTCCCAACTGTTTCACATCTTTTCAATCTTTATTATTTTGGTAATAGATTTTGGGTAGTTGGAAGTATTGGATACACTTCAGTTTATGGTGATCATTTACTTGATATTGATACATTAACTAGTCAATCTTTAAACATACTTTATAACACCAGCACTGGATATAATGGTCCAACTTTATATAGTACTACATATGGTTTAGATTACTATCTAATTGCTGGTCAATATGATACTATTTTAACCAGTGTTGATGGTCAAACATTCTATAGTCAAACACAAAGAACCTTTACATTAGATAATCTCAATACCGCTGACATTTATAAAATTATACCTGGTACCAGCAAATTGATAGCCGTTGGTAATAAAGGATTGATTTTACAAAGTGTTGATGGCGAAGTTTGGAGCGGTGTAAGTTATGTATATGGTGCTGGCTCAACAGTTAGAACCCTGCAGAATAAATTAGATGACTTCGTAAGTATTAAAGATTTTGGTGCAAAAGGTGACGGTATTACAGATGATACCGAAGCCATTAACAGAGCACTTTATGAAATATATTGCCGTGTATTAACCCCTACTTCAAGAAAAGTATTACATTTCCCTGCTGGACGATATATTGTAAGTGATGGTATTAGAGTACCCACAAATGCAATATTAAGAGGTGAGGGCAGCGGAAACACAATTATTCAGCAGACTGCTGATCCTGATCTACTCAGTTATGTAATGATTACTGCTGATAGTAAACAACAAATTGAAAGTCAAATTGGCTACAACGGTGCTGATTTACCATCAGATATAGTAATTGAAGACATGTCATTAGAAAGTCCTGGGGATGGCATTTGGTTAACAAACGCCAGCAGACTTTCATTGCAAAGATTAAAAATAATTGGTAATCAAAATCTTCCTACTTCAACAGGAAGTTATTATACTGGAATTTATGTATTGGGTTCTTCTTTGGCAACCCCAACTGATATCAACATCATTGACTGTTATATCACTCAATTTAATATTGGAATTTACCAGCCTGACACAGAATATAGTCGTAACATTATTTTAAACAGTACTACTTTTATTAACTTGTATACTGGTATCTTAATGAATAAAAATGATGGTATGATTAACACAATGACAGTAAGCAATTGTGTGTTTGATTTGATTGGCTTTAAAGCAATCGATACAAATCATGCTACTAATATCACAAGTACCTTCAACAGTTATAGAGACGTTTGCAATAACTATTTAGGAATAGGTAATGCTGTCAACTATATTATTGATTATGGTTCTCAAAGTTTAGGATGTGCAAGCATCAATGATGAATTTGACAGAACTGAATCTGAGGCATTGACATATCCTTGGGTAAATGGTAATAGCCATACTGGCGCATGGTTTGGTGGACATGAATTTAGAGTTGGATTATGGAGTCGTGAAGGCGGCGAAGTTCATACACTAACTCCTGGCGCAATTGGTGCAAGTACAGGATTAACATATATTATTAATGATAATGCGTTTAATCAAAGAATTCAGTATATGATTAAACGTGTTGGTAAAACTCGATCTGGTGTTCTACAGATATGTTATAATCCAGGTGACAACAGTCATAGTATCGACGATGAAAGTACTGAAAACGGTGATGTTGGTGTTACATTTAGTTTAGGTACTACAATTGATATTAATGGTGTTGCATATCTGATACTTCAATATTCAAGTACATCTGGCACAGATGGTGATTTTACATTTGCGATATCTGAAAGTTTTGTAAAAGTGGCGTGGTAATGACAATTATGCAAGATTTATATACTGTTGTGATGCAGACTGTTAATTTTTCTAAAAAAATAACGGTTATTTTTCCTTGGTTTTATAAAATTGCAAAGGCGCCCTTTTCTTGGTTATGGAATTTACTGGGTAAGATTAAATTTAAAAAATCTTCAATTGTGGAAAAGCCTGTTCTTAAAAAAGCAGGCATAATAAAGAGAATTTCTTATGTTTTAAAGCCAAAAGCCAAATTAACATATTGGCTTGCAGACGAAGAAGTTATAGTATACATTGACGATTTTAAACAGAAAGATAAATTCAAATTGATTTTTAGAGAGTTACTTACAGGTAGAACAGTTATGGTCAATAGTGCTAATCCAATAAACTATCGATTAGAGCAATTGAAGCCAACAGATGACATTATGCAAAAGGAAGTACAGCAAGATCAGCGTTATTAATGTTTTATAGCAAAGCTGAACAACGAATTCTTGAATGGCGAGAATTCAGATCAACTCTAATTAATTGGCCAGATGATATAGAGATTATTGCTAAGAAATGGGCAGATGCACCTATTTCTAAAGGATATCTTACATATGAAAACACTCATAATTGGCCCGATGCGTGGACATTAATAAATGAAGGAATCTATTGTGACATTTCTATTGCATTAGGTATGTTCTATACGCTATATTATAGTTCGTACGATAACAAAGACACAATGAAGATTGAACATTATCATATACCTAACAAACATCAAACACTTAATTTAGTCTCTTTGGAGGATGGGAAATATATGCTTAATTACCATATGGGACAAGCAGTAAATATCCATACGATTGAGGATCTACCCAATCCAAAGTATACTATTACAGTAAACGAATTACCTATTAAAAATTAGAAAAGGCACATCAATGAACGCAAATCGTATTATGGTCATCAAGAGAGATGGCCACAAAGAACCTTTAGATGTTGAAAAGCTTCACAAAGTTGTATATTGGGCTACCGAAGGCCTTAAGAATGTCAGTGTGAGTGAAGTTGAAATCCGCAGTCAAATTCAATTCTATAATGATATCAAAACTGCTGATATTCAAGAAACGATGATTAAGGCTGCCGCTGATCTTATTAGCGAGGATAATCCCAACTATCAATATGTTGCAGGTAGGCTTGTAAATTACCATTTGCGTAAGGAAGTGTACAATGATTATACTCCATGCCATATCTTAGAACTTGTTAAGCGTAATGTTGCACAAGGTTGGTATGATGCTGAACTATTAGAATCATATACTGAACAGGAATGGGATAAAATCAACTCGTTTATTGATCACGAGCGTGATATGAGTTTGACATATGTTGCTATGGAACAACTGCGCGGCAAGTACCTAGTTCAGAATCGTGTCACTGGGCAAATCATGGAAACTCCGCAAGTATGTTATATGCTGATTGCAGCAGTACTATTTTCAAAGTATGATAAGTCAACACGTCTTAACTGGGTAAAGGATTATTATGAGTGTATTAGTAAGCATGACATTAGTCTTCCTACACCTATTATGGCAGGTCTTCGTACACCGCAGCGCCAGTTTAGTTCCTGTGTACTCATCGAAACAGACGACTCGCTAGATTCAATCAACGCTACAACATCTGCTATCGTTAAGTATGTTAGTCAGAAGGCTGGCATTGGTATCGGCGCAGGCCGCATTCGTGCGTTGGGAAGTCCTGTGCGTAATGGCGATACAAGTCATACTGGTGTTATTCCATTTTATAAGATGTTTCAATCAGCAGTTAGATCATGCAGTCAAGGTGGTGTCCGTAATGGTGCGGCTACACTATACTATCCACTTTGGCATTTGGAAGTCGAAGACCTCCTTGTGTTGAAGAACAACAAAGGAACTGAAGACACCCGTGTCCGTCATATGGATTATGGTGTACAGTTTAACAAGGTGATGTATGAAAGGTTACTTGCGGGATCAACTATTACTCTTTTTAGCCCTAATGATGTTCCTGATCTTTATGACGCTTTTTATAGTAATACCGATAAATTTAGGGACCTCTATGAAAAGTACGAGCGTAATGCCAAGATTAGAAAGAAGTCAATCCCAGCAATAGATTTATTCTCTGCGTTTATGACTGAGCGTAAGGATACCGGGCGTGTATATCTAATGAATGTTGACAATACAAATAGTCATGGTGCATTCCTCGAAGATGTTGCTCCAATCAAGCAAAGCAATCTCTGTTGTGAAATCGCACTGCCAACCAAGCCGCTTACTCATATCTTTGACGAAGAAGGTGAGATTAGTCTTTGCACACTGTCGGCAATTAACTGGGGTAATATTAATAAGCCTAGTGATTTTGAACGTCCATGTAAACTTGCAGTTCGAGCATTAGATGAACTTCTTGATTATCAAGATTATCCAGTTCCTGCTGCTAAGATTAGTACAATGAACCGTCGTCCTCTTGGCGTTGGAATCATTAATCTTGCTTATTGGCTTGCTAAGAATGACTTCAAGTATAGTGATGACAGTAGCCTTCCTAAGTTAGATGAATATATGGAAGCAATGAGTTATTATCTCATTAAGGCCAGTGTTGAACTTGCAATGGAAAAAGGTGCTTGTCCCAAGTCACATGAAACAAAGTATGCACAGGGTATTATGCCAATTGATACTCGCAAACAGGACATTGATGAAGTTGTTGCTTACAGTGAGCGCATGGATTGGAATGGACTACGTGGTATGTCCAAGAAGTATGGCATTCGTAATAGTACACTAATGGCACTGATGCCCGCAGAAACATCAGCACAGATTGCTAATGCTACTAACGGTATTGAACCACCACGTAGTTACATTTCAATTAAGCAGAGCAAGCATGGTGTTCTTAAGCAGGTTGTACCTGAATTTAAGAAACTTAAGAACAAGTATGAATTACTTTGGGATCAAAAGTCTCCAGAAGGTTATATTAAGATTTGTGCCGTATTGCAGAAATATATTGATCAGGCTATATCAGTTAACACTTCATATAATCCGCAATTCTATCCTGACGAAAAGTTACCAATGAGCGAAATGTTAAAGTTATTGCTACTACATTATAAGTTGGGCGGCAAAACTTTGTACTATTTCAACACTTATGATGGACAAGGTGAAATTAATGTTGTTAAATTTATGGAAGATTTACCAGCAGAATTGCCCAGTCAGGAAGCCTGTGAGTCGTGTACAATTTGATTATTCTTTAAAAAAATTGTATAATTAAACAACAGGAGAATTGGGATGAGTGTATTTGATACGAAGAGTCGTCAGGATCATACTAAGGCAAGAGCCTTCTTTGATGAACCAGTAACCATACAGCGTTACGACACCATGAAGTATCGCCAGTTTGATAAACTGACTGATCGGCAGTTGGGATTCTTTTGGCGTCCTGAGGAAGTTGATATCCTCAGAGACGCAAAGGACTTTAAAGATTTAACAGAGCATGAAAAGCATATCTTTACAAGTAATCTAAAGAGACAGATACTACTTGATTCAGTACAGGGCAGAGCACCAACAGCAGCGTTTGGGCCCATTTGTAGTTTGCCAGAACTTGAAACTTGGTTCACCACTTGGACATTTAGTGAAACAATTCATAGTCGTAGTTACACACATATTATTCGTAATATCTATTCAAACCCTTCTAAAGTTTTTGATGAGTTAATGGATATTGCTGCAATCGTTGATTGTGCAGGTGATATCAGCAAGTATTATGATGAATTAATTCTATTGAATAACTTACTTGCTAGTAATCAAGATATAAATTCATATGAACATAAGAAGGCATTGTGGATGGCTCTTATGTCAGTGAATGTGCTTGAAGGTATTCGATTCTATGTAAGTTTTGCTTGCAGTTGGGCATTTGCTGAAGTTAAGAAGATGGAAGGCAATGCTAAGATCATCAAGTTCATTGCCCGTGATGAAAACGTACATCTAGCAGGCACACAGACACTACTCAAGATACTACCAAAAGATGATCCTGACTTTGTTACTATTGCAGAGGAAACAAAAGACGACTGTGTTAAGTTGTTTATAGATGCAGTTGAACAAGAAAAGAAATGGGCCAATTATCTATTCAAAGATGGTAGCATGATAGGACTGAATGAACAACTACTAAGCGAATATATTGAATTTATTGCTCACAAACGTATGACAGCAATTGGGCTACTATGCCCTTACAAGACAGCAAGCAATCCGTTGCCATGGACTCAAAAGTGGATTGCTGGTGGAGATGTTCAAGTAGCACCACAAGAAGTTGAACTTAGTTCTTATATCAGTGGTGGCACAAAACAAGATGTTGATCAAAATTCTTTTGCTGGGTTCAAACTCTAATAACTAATAAGGAACAGCAATGATTACACTTTATAGCAAGCCCGCCTGCCCCTATTGTGACAGAGCAGAAGATTATCTAAAAAGAAACAACTTTGCGTTTAAAAAAATTGATGTAACTGAAGATGCTAAGGCATTGGATTTTATTAAAAGCAAGGGACATAAGACTGTTCCTCAAATATACTTAGAAAATAGAATTTTAGTTGAAGGCGGCTATGACGGTCTAAAAGCACTTCAACCAAACGAATTAACTTTACGGATTCAACAATATGCTAATGGTAAAAACAACTTTCAACTATAATAACGGCGATGTAATTGATATTAAGTTAACAAGCGGCGAAGAGATACTTGCACGTATCTCAGAAGATAGAGACGATGAATTTATTTTAATCAAACCAATGGCATTGATCAATACTCCAAATGGTGGACTTGGAATGATGCCAATACCAATTGCTGCTAACCACAGCGATCCTGTAGTGTTAAATAAACATGCAGTTGCTTTTCATACTAAGTGTGAAAAGGAGTTAGCCAGCCAGTATATGGAAAAGACTACTGGATTGGTAACTATGGGCAAGGGTATAATTTAAGGAACGAATTTGAGTGGAATGAAAATTGTTAGACAGGGTGATTTAAATCAAATGAAATCCCCTGTCATTAAAGCAGGTACAAGTACAGATGTTCTAGTTAATGCTAAACAAGTTGCCCTCAAAGGCAAAAGTTTTGTGAAAGAACATCCTAAGCCTGGAAAAGGAAAACATCCTAAGAATCCCATTGCTAAAGGATGTGAAACAGTTCTTGTGAATGGTGCTAAATTAGCCTTTCTAACAGTCCCTGACAAATGTAAACATAAAATGATCAAAGGTAGCGATGATGTTTTATGTGAAGGGAAGATGGGCTAATGGCTGTTCAAATCATTGCAAATGTAGTTTACGCTAACGGGGCAGTATACAAAACACCTGTAACTGCTTCGTGGAGCGGAAATATATATGGAACAGGAAATATTGTAGTTTCTTCTGGTTCTAAATCAGTAACTGGCGATGTTGGACTACTAGGTAACAATTATGTTATTAGAACTTATACTAATACATATGTTGGTACAATTAAAAGTAAAATTGGAACAACCGTAACTTTATATTCCCCAGCAGCAACTGGTATTCCTGTTAATACATCTGACAATGCTACAAATTACAAGTATCAAAGTTATTCGCAATCAATTATTACAAATGAATTATCTCCAGTTGGTAACGGTACTATTAGTGTATATACAACAAATAGTGCTGTAATAGGTTCTGGAACAACTTTTAAAACTCAATTGGATTTAGGTTATCAAATTTTTGATAATACTGATTTTAAAACACCAAATTTATTAGGAGTGATAAAATCAATCACAAGTAATACAAGAGCAGAATTTACGACTGTTTCTGCTGTAAATGCTACAAATATACAGTATCAATTTTTCAATCCTACAACCAAAAAAACTTCAAACATTTTTAGTCCACAGAATCATGTTTTAAATCAATCATTGATAGAGTGGAGTAGGAGTGGACTAATACAAAACTTATCTCAAGTAAAAAGTTATCATCCACCAATACCTGATCCAGTCACTGGTATACCTGTCAGTTTTCCTGCATCCGTATATACAACAGGATTTTTCGCGAATGTTGCAAATGTAAGCATCAACCATTTAGATTCTGCTACTGATAGCAACTTTAATCAAATTAATGGTGTTGTAACAGCATTTAACTCGGAACATGGTATTGTCGGTTCAAGTCTAAACAAGGCAATAGATTCAATTCCATTTAACACTGCATTGAGAAAAATAGTATCCGATCCCACAATGACTGAGGAACAATTTCAAATTGAATTGAAATCATTATCCAATAGTATATTAGGAAATGCTGCTGTTGCGGCAATACCTGGTATTTTAGTTGACACTGTTCCGCTTGGATTTACTAAAGCAGATAATTATGGAACAATTGATCCTCCATTTATTAAGTATCAAGGACCTTCTGCAAACGTAGTTTATGTTGTAAACTATCCTGTTTTCAGTTCTATGTTTAACACTCCTTCAGACACACTAGCATTATTAGCAAATCAACCACCAACTGGAAGAATCATAAACTCTCTTCAAGATGCTAAAGACTATTTTGCATCAGCAGATAATGCAGACTCACTAAGTGATAGTCAAAAAGCAGACCTTGCTGCAAGAGCACCTGAAGCATTACAATTTACACCTGATACTGCGAAGAAGTTGGTACTAACTGGTGCACCAGCATGTGTCCCTGGACAATTAAATGTAATATTACAGGATGAAAATCCTGCTAACAGAAAATATGTAGTTCCTAAATACTATCCATCTTATTATAAAGAATTATTTGGTGATGGTTTGTACAATCCTGATTTACCACCTAGCCCGCTGAATGTACCACCGCCCAAGGAGTTTTAAAATATGGCAGTTGCTGATACCTGGAAACAAATACAAGGTTATAGTCCTGCACAGTTACAGCAGTTTATTACTTCTCAAGGTGTTGCTTATCATCCTGGGTTTATATGTGCTGAAACAACAACTGCGGTATTAAAAGCAAATGGCATTAATACCCCTGATGCTAATACCTTGGCAGTTAGTTATAAAGATTTTGGAAATTCTGTCAGCCCTGCACAAGCACAAGTTGGCGATACTGTATATTTTACTCCTTATAGTTCTGGTACTACGGGTCACGTGGGTGTTATTACAGGATTTAATCCTGACGGAACTGCAATCGTACACTCAGGTAATGGCACTTCGGTTGAAGTCAGCAATGTAGATCTAACCGCAGATCGGCACGTTGGAGGAATTTATGACGTTGGTGCTAGAGGTGATGGCGGAACTAATCCAAATCCACCTGATGCTAATGCAGCACCAGGTGGTGCAACTGGTGATGGTGCAGGTGGATCTGGAACAGGAGCAGGGGGTGCCGCCGCAGGCGCCGGTGGTGCAGCAGGTGCAGTAGCAGGAGCACCCGGCGGCGCTGGTTGTATGGGCGGTGGCTTAGATATTCCTAAGATGTTAGGAATGGCTGGACTAATGCAAAATCTTGGCGGCGTTGCTGCTAATGCTGCAATGAGTGCGGGCATGGCACTATTAAGTGGTGGTGGCATACAGGGTGCATTGGGTGCAGGTCTTGGATCAGCAGCAGGTGCATTTGGTAATGCATTGGGATATGATTTAGGCGGAGCAGCAGGACAAATAGTAGGGCAGACATTAGGCGGTGCATTAGGTGCAATAGTCGCTGGAAAAAGTCCAGTTCAAGCACTAACAGGTGCAGCATTTGGTGCATTAAGCAGTATGGGCGGTAATTTGATTCCAGCACTTAGTGGAGTTATGCCACCTCAAATTGCATCAGCCGCAATTAATGGATTAACCTCAGCATTAGGTTCTATGGGAAGTAATGCTCCTAAAGGCGCTGCTATGCAGTTTGCAATTGCTGGTGGTCTATCAGGGGCTATTAGTTCATATGTTGGTAATATGACTGGTAATTATGCAGCAGGATCTGTATTGGGTTCAGTTGCAGCAGGTGCAATTAATGGAAATCTTCCAAACTTAAACAGTGGCGGTGTACAAGTAAATGCTCAATTAAAATTTACTAATCTAATTGGTACTGTTTCTTCGTCAGTAAGTGGGAATAAAGAAGTAGTAGGTGCTATTAGCGAAGCAATGGCAATGAAATTTGGTCCTGTTAATGGTGGTTATGGTGCAAAAGCCAAAAATATGCAGGATGCCATGACATTTAGTGTCACTACTCTAGGTCAAAATATTTCTGCAATTTCTGCTGATTTAATTGCAATGGGAACTTGGAATGCAAGTGAACCAATGAGACTAATGCAACCTGGGTATGTTTGCCAACAAATACTAGATAAAGGATTGGGCGAACATACAGGTTTAACTCAACAATTATTAGAATTGAAACTACCTGTAGCAGGGATCAACAATCCGTTATTTGATGGGCTATCTCAAAAAGCATTATCAAACTTAAATGATCCTGAAACAATATCATTTATTAAATCTGCATTTAATATGACTACTGATATCACTTCATTGGGAGATCTTACTAATCTACAAGTTATGATGCCCACTAGTAAAACTTATCTTCCAGTGCATAATTTTAGAGAATTGGGTATACAATTCTCAATTATTGGAATTAACACTGATACAAATATGAGAGCCATTGGTATGGCATTTAGTAAGATTGAAACTGGAACTGATTTAAATCATATCAGTACTGTTACTAGTGACACTGTGACTCAAGTAGGTCAAAACTTAATGGGTGTTTATGGCTATGGTGGTGGCACGTTTGGCGAACAAACAATGGCAGATTTTATTGGTACTGCTGCTGGTTACGTACATACAGATACTATTCCAGTAATTACTTCTTCTACTGAATATATCATGAATCATCCTGATGCAGCAACACTAAAAGATTTAACTCTTAAATTAACCGATACTCTAAATGGAAAATACACAGATGTTGGAACTCCAGGCGATGATGCAAACGGCGTGCCATCTGTAGCAGCAAGTATTACAGTTCCTGGAGTTGGAACTTTTAGTTCTCTCGACGATGCAGTATTAACTTTTGTTCCGCTGATTGAAGCACAACAGTCAGCACTATTAGCGTCAACTGATCCTGCATTACAAGATCATATACAAAAATTAACAGTTGCATATAATGCAAGTTGTGCTCAATTAGTTAGAGAAGCAAATAATTTATATACTCATAATATTAATTTGTTCGACGAAACTCCATCTGAACCTAGTGATGCTCAAATGTTTATGGACAGTTTAGAAACATTAGGACTACAAACTGGATATGGACAACCAGCAGAATATATTGAGCGTGTAGCCAGTAACGATCTATATGGCGATTCGATAAAATATGTTATGCGTCAAGCAAGAAATGCTGCCGCACTAGCAGATTTAGGCATTAATGTTGACCAATATAAATTGCCACAGAGTCAGTATTATAGAAATCCCGAACAGTTTTATCAAAATTTATATACAGGAAATATGCCTGCTAAACCTCAGTTTAGAGCAACACCTGTATATCCTGCTCAACCAGGCGATGTTTATAATTATGTAAGAAATAAAACATTAACACCTTATAATGACATACCTTTAACATCTCCTCAGAAAGATGAATTGTATGTTGATACTCAGTGGACTGATGTTCCTACTACAATAGCAGAAGGTATTGGACGTCAAGTAGTAAAAGATGCCATTGACAAATATGTGTTAATTGTTGACAACGGAACTGTTATTGGATCGTATCAAACACCAGCAGTTGGTTCATTTACCAGTTTAGGCAGAACTATCAATTATGGAACTTTCAATCCAATTACAGGTAATGTAACTACTCCTGGTACAGTTGTACCAAGCACAAATATTATTGGCAATACCATTTCCCCGGGAACAACTTTTCCCGGTAATGTAACAACTGGAAACACTAATACTGGGAATGATCTATTAGGTACTGTTATTCCTGGACAGCCTGGAAATGCAAATAATACTATCACAAGTAATCCCAGTGGTCCTAGCGGAACGATCCTGCCAATGAATAATCATGGATTAGTGGTTGGCGGCGGAAATGCATTGACACCAAATCAAATTACTGATGCTCAGGGTAACCCAATTGTTCTTCAGGATAATAAGATCATGGGTGCTGACTTGTTGATTGTTAATCTAAATGGCGAATCTGTGCCATTTGGTAAAGTAGTGAGTAATGGATTAATCTTATTAAACAATGAATATTTTGTTGCAACTATGATGCAGATTGTCAATAAGTCATTATATGGGGATATTTCCACTACAAAATATACAAATCCATTTAACACAGATCAAATGATATTTGGTGTATTAGAGTTATTGGCACAGGTAACCAATCAAAATATAGAAGCACTTATGCGTACTATTACCGGCGGACTTATTGCAGGCGGATTATTAAGCAAGTTACTTGCTAAGTTTGGTACTAGAAGAAGCCTTTATGATACAGGCAACAGTAGAAATGACCCAGCAGTATGGGGTGATTCAGGACCTGGTGCAAATCCATATAAGATTTGACATTCTAGGGCAAAAGTAGTATAAATATATTACTATTGTTGATAGCAATGGAATAAGGCGGCAAGACGGGAGTGCGAATCTCCCCGCCTCCACCATGGATACATAATAGGTTCGATTCCTATCGTTCAAGGACACCCGAAAGGGACTAATGGACACTTGCGGTTAAAGGGACTATGTATCTTTGATGGGGGCGAAATAGGTTTCGATTGGTGCTGTAAAGATTGAAGTAGATAGTCCGGCGAAAGCTCGGTTAACGCAATAAAACTTATAGATGCTAACGACAACTTCGTTACTTCTTATGCTCTAGCAGCATAAATGAGCTCGGGGGAGCTTGGAAACAGAATCCCCCACTTTTATTTGAGGAGAATGTCTAGGGCTTGGCAACCCTATTCTAAAACGGAGAGTGTATTGAATATTATAACAACGACAGCAGTTGTCGCATCTTTAGCATTAGTAGGTTGTGCAACAGCAGAAGGAAAAATAGTAGTAAATGCAACTACTCAAGATCATAAGTGTTTAGCAGAGGCTATCTACTATGAATCGGGATCAGAATCACGTGAAGGCAAAATTGCTGTAGGACATGTGATTTTAAATCGTACCCAAAGTGGAATTTATCCACAAACAATATGTAAAGTGGTACATCAGGTGGACGCCAACAAATGCCAATTTGGTTGGACCTGTAGAAAACGTAAATTACCAGACGGTAAACGATGGGAAACTAGTCAACAAATCGCCACATTAGTATTATCAGGCAAGACATATGACCTGAGCAATGGTGCTTTGAGTTTTCGTAATCGTAAATATTATAGACATACAAAGAAAGTTCATAAGACTGCTGTAGTGGGGCATCATGTATTTTGGCGTCCAAAGCAGTTAAAAGCGGAAAACCGCCAAGGAGAATGAAATGAACAAGACATTAACTGCACTTGCAATTGCAACACTCGCTGGCACACTTTTTACTATTCCAGCCTATGCAAGTCCTTCTAAAGAGAAAAAGAAAGAAGAAACTATTACAATTAACAAGTATGGGCAAACTTGGAAAGTTACTCGCTCAACAGCAATTGCTCGTTGCGAAGCAAGTAAAACTGATCCTACTAGAAAGAAGTGGGATCTATATTGTGAATACATTAAGGAAGAAATTGCAAGTAAGAATCAATGCCAGATTCTATTTTGGAAGACTGAATGCATAGCAACTGAAGATAAGCGTACAATGGTACAAGAAGACGGTGGAATTCCTGGACATTTACCAGGTGTTGGCGCAAAGACCTCAGGCATGTTTCAGTCTAAGAATGTTGGTTACCTAGCCAAAGCCGAAAGCATGATTGGATTGGATGCTCGTAAAGATCGTCAAATTCTTAAAAAGACTATGAGTGAAGCAAACGGACAAACGGTTGATCCCGTTAGCATTCCATGGTGTGCTGCATGGGCAAATACAGTGCTTGCACAGTCAGGTATGGAAACAACTGGAAGTTTAATGGCTCGCAGTTTTCTAAATTGGGGCAAGCCAGTTAAAGGTGAACCTAATATTGGCGATGTTGTCGTAATGCGTCGCGGTCGTAATAAGTCAGCAGGGCATGTTGGGTTCTTTTATGCATTCGTTGATGTAAATGGAGCCAAGATGGCTGCTGTACTAGGTGGTAATCAAGGCAAAGAAGTTAGAATTAGTTACTATCCAATTACCAAAATTATTGCATATAGAACAGCAACATAATGTAACATAAACTATTACAAAGTAGCCTGGGAAACTGGGCTATTTTTTTGGTTGACAATCTGTTGTATGACTATATTATAGTACTTGATGTAGTTGGGGAAATTTAGCAATGATTACTGCTCGTGATAATCGTATAATGAATTTCTTGCGACGGCAGGCAATTGATGTTAAAGCCGTTAAGAGCAGCAGAATTGCTGCGGCAATTGGTATCAAGAATGATATCATTAGTTTGGGACATTGTCAAAAGCGTACTCATCCATTTCAAGCAAGATATAGCAAGCATCCAGAAGCAATTTATCTTCATGCAGAAACTAATGCCATCAGCAATGCGCTGAATCATATTAGCAAACGTGAATTGAAAAATGCCACGTTGTACATACGTAGAGTAAAATTCCTTAATAAGGACGATACCGAATATGTAGACGGAAATTGTCGACCTTGCGCAGGTTGTATGCGAGCAATTATTGCTTTCGGTATTAAAAAGGTAGTATACTCTACTGAAGAGGATGGAAACTTTGATGCTTTTATGTGTGGGTAATCCATAAATATGTTATGTTCTTAAATTTTATTGCGTTATTAACTGCTATCTCTATAAGTGGCGTTGCTGCTTACTATTCAATAGTTGGCCTCACTGCGATTTTCAGTGGGGTCTTCCTGCCTATTGTTATTATGGGTAGTGTATTAGAAGTTGGCAAAATCGTCACCACTGTATGGCTTCATACCAATTGGGAACGTATGGGATGGAGCATACGAGGATATCTATCTATTGCAGTAGTAGTGCTGATGTTTGTTACCAGCATGGGAATCTTTGGCTTTTTAAGTCGTGCTCATATTGATGCAACTAGCAGCGTTGGTGATAATCAACTTATCATTGAACAGTTAGATCAACAGATTGCAGTTGAACGTCAGCGTATTGTTGATAGTCAGCGTGTTATCGCTCAAATGGATAGTGCAATTAATAATATTCTAAGCCAAAGTAGTAATGCTAAAACAATTGAAAATCAACGTGGTGGGCAAATTGCTAATCAAGCAAACACACTACGTAATCAACAAAAGAAAGAACGTGATGCTCTAAACAAAACTATTGATGATACTAATAAGCGTATCGGTGAAATAAACAGTCAAAAGTTAAAGTTACAGCAGAGTCAAGCAAAGACTGAAGCAGAAGTTGGTCCTGTTAAGTATATTGCACAATTAATATACGGCGACACTGTTAACAAGGATCTGCTTGAACGTGCTGTTCGATGGGTTATCATTGTTATTGTTGCAGTATTTGACCCACTTGCAGTATGTTTAATTTTAGCCGTTACTATGGCAATGAAAGTTAGAAAAAAGGAACAGGAAAATGACAAAATCATTAGATCACAAAACGCAATTGAAGATAACAACAGAGCAGATACAGAAGAAACAGTTGGAAAAAGTGATCCAGACTCGAAAGGAATTGTCACAGAATCAATCCCAGAAGTCACAGTTGAAATTAGAGAAGTAATTAAAGAAGTACAAGTGCCCGTTGTTGAATACAAAACTATCGAAGTTGAAAAGATAGTTGAAGTTGAAGTTCCTGTTGAGATATTTACACGGGTTGAAGTTGAGGTTCCTGTTAAAGTAGAGAAGATTGTTGAAGTTGAGAAAATAGTCGAAGTAGAGAAAATAGTTGAATTTGAGAAAATAGTTGAAGTGGAAAAGATTGTTGAAGTAATTAAAGAAATCGCTCCCGTTAAGGAAGTAAGAGCATTAGATGAAAATATGTCTTCTTTAGCAGAAGAAATAGATAGTTTATTGGTTGAACTAAAACAAAAAAACAACATCATTGCACAATTATCAGCACATGTTGATATATTAGAAGATGCTAAAGATTATGAGGATTTAACACAGGCTCAAATTGGAACTTCTTTACCTAATACAGCAACAACAGGCCAGTTGTTTTGTCAAATAAACAGAGGTCAGTTAATATTACATAAATGGAATGGTAATAGTTGGATTGTAGTAGACAAGAGTCAAAACGACAGTTATCTATCTGACGCACCTGTGTTGTTAAAAGTAATAACTATGTTGTCATCTGGAGAATTGATATGGGATCAATTAACAGAAGAAGAACAAGAAGCAATTAAACCTTTAATGACAAATAGTAAATCGGGGCCAAGCATCTTTTGGTAGATAAAAAGTTAATAACTGCGCCTGATCTAGATTATAGCAGAGCATTTAAAATCCTACTTGTGGATTTTAATTGGGATCAAATAACTGAAATTGCAGAAGCCGTTAAAAAATTGCCAGGAGCAAGTACAATATTCTTGTATGGCAGTAATGATAATGATGTAGCATGGTGCATTGCACAAGCAAAACAATCCACTAGTGTGTTGTTAAACATGGTGCATGTTGACAAATGTGAAACCTTAAAGGGTTATCTATTAGGAGAGCCTAATGTTTATGCATATGGATATCATAGTTTAGATAATATATTTCAAAGAAATGTTCTTGACACGATGAGTTGGCTTGCTAATTCTTATCAGAATTTTCAAGGGTAGTTGGATGTTTCCAGCATCGCGAACTACAATTATATTTATCATATTGACAATTAAAAATAAATTAGTTACAATATGAACAGTGGCATAGAATCAATGAGGTGAGAAATGTCAACGTG